GTTTGTGACTATCCCAAAATTCTCTGTTTCGAATTCCTGAAGATTTAGCTCGAAATATTTTCCCGTAGTCGACATGAATTCCGATACTGAAAAGTTCGGCGGAGTTTCTGCCCCACACATGTTTGGTTTTAAAGATGTAGTCATCGATGTAATTTCCTGTTGTTGTAATGTTTAATTCGTCATCTTCCCTATTAGGTTCATTTAATGAATAGTTGGTTCTGAGAAAACTTTGATACACTCTCATGCCGTTTATTTTTACTTTGCTAGGCTCTTCGCTCATATAATGCCAGTGCAAATCTCCTAGAATTTTGCTGACTTGATTTAGATTCAATGATCCATCAGCTAAAAGGTGCGGCATCCCCAATACGATTTTTGTTTCAACGCTTTCTGTCATTCTGTCATATTCCACTGCTTCTAATCTTGTTCATTGTTTCTTCGTCCCAAACTTTAGCCTTCATCGCACGTTCATGTTGGGCATTCTTATACTCAGGTTCCCCATGCGTTGCCGAAGATGTCAACGTGGAGTCTTGGCGTATACCGCCATCCTCGCTCCATTGCCAAAGTGGCAACTCGCTTTGCGTTTTCTTTGTATTCATCATATCTACCCCCCAATGGCATCGTGTACACAGGGCATCCCACACCTGCTTGCCTATATATGTCAACAGCTCGAGTAACTTCATCAACATCATTGCTGTCAGCAACGACAAACTTAAGGTACAAATCACTGTTAGGCAAACTATTGTAAGAAGAAACAATTTCAGGGCAGATAGCATCATCCCAAAGTTCTCCCGATACCGATAGTTTCGGACTACATGAGAAAGTGAACTGTATTTTGTTTTGAGAATTGACAAACTCCACGAAGTCTGGTCTAAGAGCTTGTGTACCATTAGTTTCAAATGTAACATTTTTTAGATCCTGCATTTTTGGATGATTGAATAGTTCAATATAATTCCTTTGCCATCCCAACAAAGGTTCGCCACCGGTAACAATCAAATGTATATCTTGACCGGTTTCTAGAGTCCATTTGCCTGTAGGAGTTAATGCAAGTAAACGTTCTACAACTTGATCGGTATCTAGATCTTGCATAAAACGTTTAAATTCTGGATAGATACTTGCATATGTATCACACCCTGTATGAATAATCGGAAGCTCTTCGAACTCCTTGTACTTATCGATGTTTTTAATAATTACAGCAACTTCTGGGTTAGGTTCATTTTTATCGTACTGCTCATTACGATCTCTGCCGAACTTCTTACAACGGAAATTACAACCAAACATACGTAGGAATACACTCGGTACACCTACATACTTGCCTTCACCTTGCACACTGTAAAATGCTTCGCTTAAACGCCATTTCATTATATTAATCTCCGTACTTGTGTCGTTGTGTCGAAAAAGGAGTATAGATTGCTGAGTTAGCACCGTGTTCACTACACTCTACACTTTCGCACCAGCAACGATCGTTAGTTGCTTCTCTAATTAGTTTGTCGGCAAAACGCCATGCATGTTCAGCAAACTTTTCTACTCCAACACCATCAAACTCACGCACTTCGCAGAGATCTAAATCTTGTAGTTTATAAAACTCAGCCTTATGTGGATCGTTTACATCAATGCAGGTCTTGTGGTCAAAACTATCTTCTAACCAAGCCTTCAAAGGTTTAAGTCCACCGAAGTCTACTGCCCAGTTCTTGTTGTCTAAATTAGTGCATCCAAATGTAAATCTAAATGCTAGACTGTAACCATGTAGCAAATGACAGTGCGAATGATCTGCATTGGGTTGTCTAAATACTGCTGATAAGCCAATATTGTGTCCATATGTTTTTGTTGAGTAATGTGGCATCTATATATCCTCTATTATGTTAGTATACTGTTTAGAAGCATAAATGTCAAATACTTCTTTTACCTTTTCTACAGATTCATGCATATGAATGCTGAACCATATTCTTTTTTCTGTTATGCTTACTTCATGTTCTTTAGTTATATTAATAACAACAGGAGTATGCTTTACTGTTCCGTAACTAAACGTTTCATTATCTCCGTACACCGTTCCAACACCCTCGTTGTCATGTAAAGGATATACAAGACTGCACTGTCCATTTTTAGGACTGTCACGATGACGTGGAACATTCTGCGAACTATAACACACAGTAGCAGGCGTAAATGTAAGTTCAGGAAACTGTTGTTGGAACCAAGTGTCCAGTTCTTCAATGGGACCATACACAAAAAAATCATGGCTGGGACCACTTTTGCTGATCCAGCCACCTTCGGGCACATTTGCTACTATGCTTGCACCATCTTCGTAGATTATGTTGTTGCGATAGTCTTGGGAATGTACATACTCTGCAACTTGTTCAACTCGTTCTACTAGCTTGGTCCAATTATAGTCTATACATAGTTTAGGGAAAAATCCTAACATTACCTTTTATGTCCTGTCCAATGCAATGCGGCTAGTGTATGATCCTTCTCATCTGAAAAACTCAGAAGAGCATTTTCTCCTTGAAAATACCAACCCCATCTTTTTTTTATATTCCTGTTACACCATTCAATCACATACCCTGGTATGGCGCCGTCACGGGATACAAGCACATCATAGGATAGTTTTACATTGTAATCGCCGCGAATGTCTCTCATCAATGCTCCCAGGGAAATACTATCCATTCGTCCTTTTCAGCTTTGTTAATTTCAATAAAACTATAATCAGAACTAAACTCACTGCCTAGGTTTTCTATGCAAGACGCAAATCTCACACTTTTGTGCCAAACTTCATTCCATCGCTGTGTACCATTTGGATGACAACCACTTTCCCAATCCTGTTTAATCCAGTTGAATGTAGCACCAGTATCGTTGATATCATCAATGATTAGAATATTTTTACCTTCGTAGCCATGTCCCATTTGGAACTCTCCAAATGCATCTTCTGCCATCCAAAGATTGCTTTCGTTATCGCTATTCTCTCCGACATCACGCAACCTTACATCTAGTGTGTGCATTTTAATGCCAGTTAAGTGACTCATCAGTACGGCAGGAATTAAACCCCCGCGGGTAATACCTACAATATAATCGGGTCGCCATTGGTCTTTGAACATCTGAAAAGAGATGCGTGTAACAGCTTCTCGGATATCGATGTCACTTAGGTAACGCTTGTTCATTTGTTTAATCTCCATGCAAAATACTTGTCAAACTGCATCCATACACCATGAACATCAAAACCCCAGTCCCGTCGCTTAGGTCCTGGCATAAACAATGTCCAACAAGTTATATCAGGTTCTAGTTCTACACGGTGGTAGCTATTGGCAGGGCATAATCTAAAGTGGCCAGGACCTCGCCAAATCCGCTTGGTTATCAAAGACCCGTCAGCCTTGCGCGGCAACGATTCATCTTCAGGAACCACTTCCCAATAGCCACCACTTAGTATCAATGTGGCGTAGGGCCACGGATGGTCATGCAGATCATCAGGATCTCCTTTTAAAAACTTGTGCAGGAATATGTTAAACGGGAACCGATTTCTATCTTTAAGAAATAGATAGTAACGTTCTAGATAAGGTTCGTTTTCAAGTCTATCATAGATAATACGTCTACGTCCTAGCTTTTCAAACAGACTAGCGAGCATGAGCAAACCCTTGCTGTAGTTTAATATTGTCCATGAATTCCTTCTTGGTACCGGGATCGTTATTAAACGCACCTTTAAGCACAGTGGTTTGTGTCAGACTGCTTGATGCCATAATGCCTCGGTTTTCACAACACCCGTGCGTCGCTTGAATGTAAACACCCACGTCTTCACTGCCGGTAGCTTTCATAATCTCTTTAGCGATATCCATTGCAAGTTCTTCTTGCAGTGTACCACGACGGGAGCACCATTGTGCGATACGTGTATACTTGCTTAGTCCGATCAGTGTGTCTGCGGCAATAATACCAATATAAGCAACACCACGCACCGGTTGGTGATGATGGCTACACATACTGTTTAGCTCACTGCGAACCACCAGCATACCATCATATCTATCATTGGTATGATTAGGAAATGCTGTTGCGTCTGGCTTTGGATCATAGCGTCCACTCATGATCTCTTTAACATACATCTTAGCAAGACGTCTTGGTGTATTTTGACTGTTGGGATCGTTGAAGCGATCTATTACTAAACTGTCCAGTACTGCTTCAAACTTTTCAGTGATCTCATCGATCAGAAGTGCTTTCTCGCCTTCTTCAATAAATTCGCTAATGTTGTCGCCAGCCCAGTATCGTCCTCGATTAGATTCGATACGCTGACGGATAGTTTCACTTATACTCATTTTTTTCTCCTAGTTATACACGGCGAGACGTGTGTTATACTACTTTGTAGTATACAGTTATTTAGGCAGTTTGTCAAGCCCAAACAATATTTCTGCCATCCGGATATTTCCTAAATGTGGTACCAATTCGGTAATCGCGTAACCTGAGTTTCTGTAATCCAAATTCTGCTAGTTCCGGTGTTGGACGCATATGATACGCAATACGTGGTAATGGTTCGTTATCCCAGGGAGCAACTTCCAAGTTTCGTCCGTCGTAGCGTTGTCGGATCACATTTTCATAAAACTTCTCGTCATCGGTTAGAATAGCGCCACCCCATCCTAAATACAGAGGTTTGTCAAACCCAAAGCTCATACACTGTAGTTGGCCTGGTCTGTAAATGTTCTCGCCAAACATTCTAGCACTATCCCAGATACGCGAACCTTTGAATTGATATTCACCCATCCACGGGTCGTCTTCGAGACGGTATTCAATGCCAAGACGATGTAACAGTTGATAGATACTTAGATAGGTATAGCAGGTAAACTCTACGTTTTTAACCTGTTCATAACGAAAGCAAAGTTCGAGAGCGTTAGTACAGCAATCTGTCATGATTGCAAACGGAGCACCTGTTAGTTGTGCTAGCTCTGTTTCAAACTGTTTGATCTTTGCAAAACTCATACAGATGTTCTCCACTGAAATACTCTTTTGATAACTTCTCAACCTGTAGCTCGAGTGCATCTAAATATGAACTATAATTTTCCATATAATCAATAATACGATCAGCAAGTTCTCGATAGTTAATGGTTGAAAGTGATGTCCATTCGCTTGGATACTTAAATTCAGGTAGTGCCATTTCACTGTAACTGAGCCTGTCAGGAACCATTGGAATAGCATTTACCAATGCACCTTCATACCAACTAATACCAAGCGTCTCTTGTAAGTTAGCACTGAACACCATCTTTGCTTCGCCTAGCAAGTGGTGATATTCGTGTTTAGTTAATTGTTTTTCTTGACAGACGACAAATTCATATTGAGGAAGTTGTTTGGCAAGTTCTTTAAATATGTCTAATTGTTTTTCGGGAGCAATGCGATGCGGAAATAGTATAAGGTTACGTTTTTCCATGCCCTTGTATTGTTCAAGATTGCGCCTTAGATACTCCATAGGCCAACCTGTTCGGATAATTTTGCCGGTAGCTAAGTGAGATGCTTCTAACAAACTTCTATCAAAATTTAATAATTCACTTCCGAATAAATTAATATGAAAGTCAGTAGCAAAAAAGTTCTGATCATATACATAAAACATACTCTTTTCAGCATTTCTTACCCACTTGTCATTTCCAATTAGCCTGCCCAAGAAATCATGAGGATCATAACTACCAGCATGCCAAAGACCACCGATTCTAATGTTAACGCCCAGTAGCTCAGCCATGTAACGAAGCTGGATAACAGTCGGGTTCCAAGCGTCCGTATATAAGAAATAATCTCCATCTTTAATTTCACCTTTACAAAACATTTCGCCAATCTGTTCAAGCTGTTTACTCTTGTACACATTGGTACCGCCAAAGTTAAGGAAAGCCCCAGGCGTTGTCGCCTGAGGTGTTTCTCCTCCACTGATTACAACAACTTCTTTATTTGTAGCTCGACGCAGTTGATCTGGAAGATAATCTTTCCATTGCTTTGTATAGCGTGTGTCTACTGCTTCAATGTCTACTATGTAAATCTTGGTCATCTGTTCTCTTTGGTAAAAGTTTTAAAATTACGCTTTGGGCCGTTGTAGTTATTATTACGACGTTGGTTGTTGTTGTTATTGTAGGAATTATTTCCGTTACGCTTATTCATCTGCGAACGGTCAAAATTCCAATGGTTACGAATACGGTTACCTTCTTTAAACTGTTGATAATCCTGCCAATTAGAATCATTAACATTGTAAAGAGCTCGCTCATCAAAACGACGACCAAACTGAACACAGAAATTGCGATAAGCGTTCAAGTCATCGAAGATTGCAGTAACTTCGGGCTTCATTTTTTTACTCTTCCTTCTAATAGAGTTGATGTTTTAGATTATAGTAAGTTTTGTTGACTGTGTCAATAGGAAATTTCACAGCCGTTTTCGCCATCTTCGCTGACTTCGATACGCACAGTACGACCGGGATACCTAGAAGCAATACGCAGATACAAGTCATCGGAGATCATTTCGCAACTTTTAAAATCAAGTTCCAGTACACCGTCGTTGTAAAGACTTTCACACCAACGTTTAAACTGAATAAACTCGATATCTCTATCGTCGTGAAATACTTGGATAGCAACCTTAAAGTGAAAGATGTGCCGATGTAGATATCCTAAGAAACTTACATCATCTTCTTTGCCAGTTGCTAGTTTAGGATCATCCAGCGCCGCTGGATATTTGTGTAAGCCTTCTTTGCGAAAGGTTACCCAAATCATTTTGTAAGAGTTTTTGATTGCGTTATCAATCTTTTCTCGTTCTATTTGTACAATCATTGATTTGCCTTTAGTTGGATTGTTTAGTAAACTTGCGAGGGGTATCACTGATGAATTCGTCCCATCGGGTGAAGTATTCTCGTTTGCGTAAGTTGTGTACTTCATGTGTCCATACTCCGCCATTACTGTCACCGTGTTTGGCATCATCTATTACAATACATGCATTATAACCTACGTTGTTGATATTTGCAAGAGATAATTTTACCAAAAGGATAAATCGATGATAGCCAACCAATGAAGATTGTTGAATTGCATTCCAATCTTCTGGATAGATTTCTAATGTACACCAGTGTTCTGCGTCTAGATAAAACCTAATTATCGATTCCCAACGCTTAAACTCTTCAACGTTAAGCGAGGAAGGCATTGGCCCAAAGCATATATGTTTACAATGCGGTTGTTTAATTGCGTTAATAGTTTTAAATGGATAGACTTTCGATACAAACAACGTTTGCATGTTGTTTGCAGGAGTTAATCGATGTTCTCTACCTAGTATAAAGTCTGCTTCTTCTCGAGATATCTTATACATTAAGTGTAATACCTATTCTTCATGTTTAATTGATTATAGCGTGTAAACTACTTGACCGTCAAGTAGTTTTTATTCGTCTCTATTACCCAATAAACTCAAAAGCATTTGGAATAGATTGATAAAGTTAAGGTACAAGCTCATTGATGTGCTGATAGCAAATTTAGCCAATTCATCGGTTGGAGAATTAGCACTTAAAAATGCAGTTTTTGCATTTTGGGTATCATAAGCAGTTAATCCTGTAAAGATAAGAACTCCGATGATACTTACTGTAAATTGTAGTGCAGAGCTTGCTAGGAAGATGTTTACTACACTTGCAATAATAATACCGATTAGTCCAATCAGTAAGAAACTACCCCAACCGCTGATATCTTTCTTAGTGGTGTAACCGTAAATACTTGCTCCTGCAAATGTTGCCGCAGTGATAAAAAACACCTGTGCAATACTTGCCGCAGTATAAATTGCAAATACTGTACTAAGGCTTACACCCATTAGTGCTGTGAATACATAATAGAAGTTTCTTAAGAATTCAAAACTCCAATTTTTTCCAGCAAGACTATACCAAAAGATCATACCAAGTGGCGCCAGGATGAACAGCCATAAAGCCGATCCCATTGCTGCCATTGCACCAGTAGCATATGTTAGGTAAGCAGTAACTCCGCTTAACCCAATACCAAGCGCAACATTATTATAAATTGCCAACATAAACTGACGCAGGTATTCGTCATATTGTGTGCGGACTTCAGTAATTGTACTCATTTGATTCTCCTATATCATTGATTATAACGTATGTCTTATTTAGAGTCAAACAAAATATTTGCCAAATTAACGATAAACTTGGTTCTGATTTTGCAAAGATCGTTCTTTTCCATCTTTATGCAACTGTTTTTGTTCGACAAATTTGTAAAGTTCGATGCGTAAACCTTCATCATTATCAGGTTTACGTGTTCCTCTGACTCCTTTAGCTCCTTTAGCTTCGGCGGCCTCTTCACTTTTTTGATGTAACTGTTTGTGGGTTTGCTTGTTATAAGGAATCTCGTAACTCATTGGGTATGGACGCCCTTCTTCCATAATCCACAACCAAATAACACCTTGGCTCTCATTTGCTTTCCATGCCAAAATATCAAACTCTACTGGCACCGTTTTTGATGTTGGTGAACCTAATATGGATTCATACGTATAGATTCCGCTAGTTACTACAGCAACCATTAAAGGTATAGCAATAAACAAACCTTGCATACGTATTTTAATCAACAAGATTGCGGCTGTTATAAAGAACAAAATAACCAAAGCATACAAAAAGTAGAGATTATCAATCATTTTGTTTTTCCATATGGGTTACTGGTACTGGGATTTCCAAATGCATTGTAGTTGTTATCGCCTTCGAGTGCGTTAACAAACTTCTTAGGTAAATTGTTTATTTCCCCAACGTCGCCTTCATTGTTTAAGATGCTGAATCTTAAAACAGTAGTTTCCTCGCCCATAGTAGTTAAGATTACTTCTTGTGCCCATATCGTTTGGAATGGGTTAAGTCTAATTACAGAAACCTTAATAGGATCTAGATTATCTGGTTCAGACAGTCGATATAAATGCAAGTTAACAATGTATTCGCCTTGTTGCTTTCCTCTAAGGGTAACAACTTCTTGGTTAATTTGTACCAAAGATACATTACCATCTTTTGTGACAAATGAGTCTGTCAAACCTCCCATGTCGTCCATATCCAGGTGCATAATGCCCATTTGTTTAGAACGAAAACTAACAACTTTCTGATCTGGACTCTCTACCCATAAATCAATGTCTGACCGACTAGACTTATTCCACTCTAATATTATTAAGTATTCGGCTTTTTGTACAATTTCTGCTTTTTTAGCCACTGGATTGATTAACAATAGAGTCAGAATAAACAGACTCAGGAATGTTAACAACAGAATAAACAAGAAGTCTGTAAACTCTAGTGCGTTGCGTTTAATCTTCATCGTCTTCACGCCCTAACAATACAAACTGAGTACGGAGGTGCAAACTAGTGACTAATCCAACTAAGGTAGTATTCAGAGCTGTAAATAAACCTGAAGTCAGAGCACCAAGTAAACGCTTTACTGCTTGAACGTCATTGAGCTCGATATTTCCAAAAGTTCCCGACAGCATAATCATAAAACCAATAACAGTACCAACCATACCTAACGTAATAGCAATACTGGCAATATAAGTTTCGATTCTGTATATTGCGTTTGTGCTAAACTTATAGTATTTCCAACCAATGCTGATTGTACTAAATGCTAATAGTCCTGTTATCAATCCTGTGATGTATGTTTTATCTTGCGTGTATATAGGATTTAGGATGTCGAAATCCCAGAGTATATACAGACATCCAACCGTTAAGCAGTTAAATAACCACCAATATAAAAAATTTCGTTTCACTTCCACAAACCTTTATTCTAATTTTGTAGAAGACAAAAATTTTAACGCCTACTCATTTAGTTCTTTTTGTAAGCGAGAAATTTCATCTTTAAGATGCAGTTTCTTAAGTTTTAGAGCTCCAATACGTTCAGCATCACATGTTACATGTGATTGCATCTGGTCTACTGTATTATTTAACAAAGAATGGGTTCTTTCCAGACTTTCTAGTTTAGTTCTTAACTTTTCCTTAGGAATACTTTTTTTAATACCGGACATTAAGCCTCCTCTGTAAACAATGCGTTAAACATTGTATTTGCGTTTTTAGCTTTCTTTCCTGTGTACCCGCGAGTTCCCTGGATATCCATCCAATAATTGTCGTATTTGTCAATCAACTTCATACTCGCATCTTTGGTTGGTGCTGAAAAGATATCGTTGACAATATCTCTAAAGTATGCATAGTCGCCTCGTTGGTTCCACATCATTGCCGGATGTTCACCAGCATCATAGCGTCTGTTTGCTTCTTGAACTGCTGTCAAGTGCATCCATACGTTATGATTCATTAGCAGGCAATAGCTGAAGCTATCCCATGATGTTTTGCCTTCTTTGCCTATCTTGTTAACGTCTCCAGGACCATAAACACAGATGTCACCAAGTTTTAGGTCTTTACTAATAGGAGAGTCTTCCCAGTTATCATATGCGCCTTCTTGTATAACAGCATCACGAATCCAACGTGTATCTCGTGCTAGATTCTTGTTGTCAACAAACGAGCCCATGATGTAACTCCATTTGCCGTTGTGCGGGAATCTATTTTCTCTGTAGACTTGACCGTTAGCAGTTCCAAGGAATGGACTAGCACAGTCAAAGCTGATTTGGAAGTTTTCATTGTAGTTGCGTTGCACTGCACGTTGAATGTCTGTTAGCAGTAGTGCCCATTCAAGTTTGCTAGTGCCCAAAAAGTGCATCCAGTCATGTAAGCCTGGAAGTAGTAGCCCGTCATAGTGAAGTGAGACAATGCGCTTGAGAATCAAGTGAACGTCACACATATTCTGTCCACCCATTGCCCATCCATTAAAATGATTGTCGGGGTACTTGTTTGGATCGCAGTAGTCTTTCATCTGCTGATACCAATCTTCTGCGTCTGTGTGATTCTCACCTTGTAGAACGTTTAAGAATTTACACGCACCAGTACGATTGTTGATAAAGTAATCGTTGTTAACACGAGTTGCGTTAACTGCTTCTTGATATGTGCTAATACCTGTTGCTTTTGCGCCTTCTGGACTACGGGCTACCCATGCTGGAATATCCAACACCATACCATAGTCCATGAGAGAGTCCATCCATTCCAATACTTGTTTACGTTTTTTAGATGCGTGTGGGCAGTTAGGATCTTTCCAATCTCCAGGCCATTTACCTTTACCAATTTGGAAGCCGCCTGAATCACCTAGTACCCAACTATTTCCATCTTTTACACGTTTACGAAATACTTCTTCTCTGTCGTCTTGCTTGTTAAGGTCTAGGTTAGCGTGTCCTGCACTGTACAAACACCATTTGTAGTAGAACAAAGGATTGTTAGGATCTAAGAAGTTTAGACTTTCTACATCATTGGTAAGGTGTGCAGGAATACGGGCAGGGTCGATGTATGGATAGCGCATCCGCTGATACCCGATAAAACTAGAGTAAAAGCTAGATGTAGCAGGCAAAAACATTGCATAGTCTTTGCGCTGTTTGTTTGTTAAGTTATCCATTTTTACTTTGTTTGCGCTGGTAAAATGTAGTTGTATTCAATAAGACCGCTATCTACAGTAATCATACCTGCGCCGTCATCGCTGATCTTAAATGTTTTATCTCCTGGTAGGCTTAAAATTGCATTAACATAGGCAACAGGATAACTCCATGAATTTTTAAGTTTTCCGCTTACGCCTTGTTCAAACACAAACTCGCCACTGTGACTGCTAGGGTCGCCAAAGTAGACCATTAGTTTATTATCCTCGACACGCACACTGAACGTGGCTTCATCTGGGTGTGCTTGACTCATAAACTTCAAACGCTGAATACTTGTAACTGTGGGAACAATATCAACGTTCCAGGTAACGTTTGCAAACTTAAAGTTCTTAACAATAGTGTTAACAACATTCTCGCCCATAAAGCGATAGTCATTTTGGAAATCACCTTCTTTGTTTTCTAAGTGCAAACTAGTAGCAACACCGTTATCTTGTTGTACACTAATCTTTGCATCTTCTTTATAAACAGGAAGATTAAGTAGGGTATTGAGTCTGCCTAGGTTAGGCATACCAAATGTACCCATAAAGTCTGCAACTACATTCTTAAAGTTTGCTTCAATGACCACACTGGACCGGTCTTCACTGATGCTGTTTAACTTCATTGAATCCTTGGTGCCAGTAACTTTGGCAATATCAATTCCGCCCAAGCCATAGGTGTGCTGGACAATGTCTAATAGATAGTCTTTCATTTATAGATCCTTTGTTCTAGATTGTGTATTAATATAACATACGTTATTTAGGCTGTCAAACTTTTTGGAGAACTTTTTATAGTTTTAATCTCCGCTAATGCTTGGTGTGCTTTGATAGTTTTTAGTTCGCCAGGCTTCTTGATTTCAAGCCAACTCAAAGTGTTGTAGTCAAAGTCAGCAACTATATCGAATCCTAAGCTGGTAGCCAATGGAATTAAAAGACTCTTAGGCATGTAACTCATAAAGTAGTTTTCAGCATAAGAAGCCGCTGGACCTAGATCAGCGTTATTATATGTAAACATCATAACTCCGCCTGGGCGTAGCAGTTTAAAGATTTCAGATAGGTAGTCTTTGAATCCTTGGATGCTACGATAGTTAAAGTAATTGAAGCTGAATACGAAACCAAACTGTTCTTGTGGTAACATACTAAAATCAATTTGCACTGTGTCGGTTGAGTTTACCGCAAAGTCGTGTATTAAATAAGAACGAATACGGTTTCTATACTGATCGTCAAATTGATTCATAGTGTTATCTATGAACTCTTGATAGTTGTCAGTGATGTATAGCGGATCACCTGCTACAAGATATTTGGTCATTTCGCCATCTCTACAGCCAAACTCGAGTACAGGATATCGCCAGTCTACATAACGTCCAATACGGCTTAGGAAAGGTTGGAATGCTTCCTTAGGCACGTACAGTTGGCGAACTTCTCGAATACTTTGTGCTGTATCGTAAGCAAGTTCTAAGTCATAGTTCTGTGCATAGAATTTCCTACTTAGATGACCAATATCTTCGTCGATTTTATTGTTTCTGTCAGCAAGTGTTTGCTCAATTCTTGTTAATTCATCTATTACTGCTTTTAAGTTGTCAATAGTTTTTTGCAAATACTCATTGTGTTCACCCGTGACATTCACATCGCGAATTGAAAGTATGGTGTTACAGAGTCCGTCGATATGCGTTTGTATACCGGCGACTTTAAGACTGTTGTTTAACCTGTTTTTAAAATTGACCAACTCACTCAGTTTCATCACTGATCCTTATCGATATATTAACTACTACTATTTAATCTTTGTGTCATTCATCTAATCAATTTTTTAAGTGGCTAAGGTTATGTAACTCTACTTTCATCTCTCCGTTGACTATTTCTGGCGAATTAATTATTTCTACTAGTTCCCCAAAGTTTGGATGATTGGGTAACCAAACTGCATGGTCGCTAAAAGTATTAGTTCCGCCTATTGTAAAAGTACCCCAATCAGTGATCTTTTGCAACTCGATTACATCTACACCTAGTTGATTACCTATGCGTACAAATTTGATGATATCTTTATAGTTAGATTTCTGTACTACAAAGTTTAAGATAACATTCATATTGGGGTTGAATTCATTTTTCCAATCTACGATGTATTTTGTACTTTCTAGTAACTTGTTCCAACTGCCTCCCCTTCTAGTAATATTATACACTTCAGGGGAGCCTGCGTCAAAACTAATTTTAAATCGTCGAACAAAATTATGAATGCCTGTTAAATTTTTCCAATGATCTTTAACTAGTATGCCATTGGTAACAATTTCTATAACTCGATCATGTAGGACATCCGGATCGATTTTTCCAAGTAATTGCCTATAGATATGACTAGCAAACGGATCGCCATCTCCGCTTACAGTGAATTGCAACTCATGTTGATGATTGTTGATCAATTTAGCAATATGCTCTGACATACGCATACGTAGGTCAAAACTTTCGCCTTCTTTGTGAAAAATAAGTTCTGTTCGGCAGCTAGGACAACGAAGATTACAACTATTATCTATAGCAAAAATGATTCTAGTAACAGTGTCGGGCGTGTTCAAATTATCTCGAAGTTCGTTGTTTGCAATAATATGACAAGTTCGTTCGTCGCAGTATCTGTAACTCCCGTCAACGATTGATGCTTGAATTTCTTGTGCTTTAGGACTTTTAACAATGTCATCTAAACTATTAAAGTCCATGATGTTGCCAACAGGTATCGGTAACCATGCTTGACATATGCAAACAAAACATTCTCCGTAGCGGTCAATAGTAACATCATTAAATGGACTATGACAGTACTTTCCTTTTAGACCTAAGTCTTTTTGAAAGTTCATGCCAATAGAATCATAACGAAACTTGCTATCTCTACCCAAGTCGTCAACTGTTAGAGGTATACGTTCTAATGTTTTATAACTTTGGATATCTACATTAGTCACTTAATCTTCCCATTCAAATAGGTTACCGATAGTTGTTTTGATATTGGTGGCTTCTGCGATATTCCAATCCAGCACACCTAGTAGGTTTTCCACTTTCTGGTCCACAATGGTAGATTCCATGTTGTTATCATCAAACGGAAGTTCTTTGTACCAATTTGGAATATGACTTTCATCTGTAGGATATGCTACACTGGTATACCCTAAAGGATTTGGTTTGAGCTTGCACACAATAACTTTCATACCGTCCATGATCTCTTGCGAGTATTTGTCACTGTGCATCTTTTTCAGATTGTTCCAGTTCATTGCCGCACGTACATGACCAGGCATGTTGGCTTTACCTTCACGTTTTTCTTTGGCAGTATACATGGTCAAGTTGTTAACACGTTTAGGTGTGCCTTTTTCCCAAGCAGGACGTTCAGCGAACAGAATCTTAAAGTCACGCACCATCTTGATAACGTGATCTTTTGCATCGTCTTTGGTCAGCGTAGTAAGCAAGATTTCACTTAGAAAGTCTTGCACTACTTTGGGCGTGTCACTGCGTTTGAGGTCAAGTCCCATGGCTTTCACTTTGCCAACATTGCCGTGGGTATCAAGTCTTACGCCTTCGTTATCGTAGATCAATACAGCATAGCGTTTCTTTTTAATAAACAAACCCTTGCTGGCTACCAGTTCACGACCTGCTTTGATGATTGACCCCATCTCTCTTGGGCAGTGACACGCCCGTTCCATAAACGCAGGGAATGAATCGTTAACTTGGTCCGCTATGGTGTCGTAGAGTTGGACACAAATATCACGATTCCATTCCATGCTACCAGACTCTGCATCTTTCTTTAGCATAGGCCATGCACTAAAGTAAACAGAGTCTGTGTCCCCGTAGATGATGGATTCACCTACGTGGTCATACTTACCAGTGATACATTCGTTAACAAATGCATCCATGTGCTTTGCAATCACTCGCCCGGTAAGTGTAGTGCTTTGACCAATGCGATGGTCAAAGAAACGACAGTGGGGGTTAAGAATAGCGCCATACAAACTATTCAAGTTAATCTTCTTAACCAGCTGTCGTTTATCCCAGAACGCTCGTTCTTCTTTGTCAGTACACTCACGCATCTTAGCCTGTAGCTCTTTACGTTCCGCATACCAACGTTCCAACAAGCCTGGAATAATTCCTTTAAGGTCATAACGGAAAATGGTTCCGTTTGCACTTAATGTCCATGGTTGATTACTGTCAAAAATTAATCGCCATACGTTAGCCGCTGACGTTGTGTCTTCTGTGCCATTTTCCCAATCAATAGTAATTTCTACACTCGGGTCCATGTCCATCACAGCATTGTATTCAAGTGTGCCGAACATGTTTTCCCAAGCATCTGCAAAACTCTTGCCCTCATTTATTCGAGCATTGATTTTATTGTTGGTCATGGTTGGACGCAGTTGTCCTACAACAGTTTCTGGACCCATGTTTAGCGCACGAATGCAACTAGGATATAGACTGTTCAAGTCAATGGCGCCAATGTATTCGTGTGTACCTCGTTTCGGATACGCAACATACGCACCTGCGGCTTGTGTTTCTACGCCGTCTTGCTTTCTACTACGACTAGGAACAACCATACCACGTTCGTGTGCTTCATTAATGATTGCTTGTTCTGTAACCGCAACCGCACCCATTGTGGTTGGAAGTAGCACAGTATTGTCGTGTGCAAGTTCGTTAGCTAGATCAAGAAAACGTAGTTTCTTGTCCATCTTAACCAACAGCAAAACGTCTTGTCTGTTATAGTCGATAAATGTTTCAAAGTCTCTGTTATAGAGTTGATCCAGTGTGCCTTCATAAGCAACTTTGCGTTCGTCAAGTTCATACTCGCCAATGGCGTCTAGACTGTAGCTGTGACGTTCTTCGTAGGTATACTTACGATAGAGTTGCATATAGTCCATATGCACCCGCCCAATCAAGTCAAATGTAATGTTCTCAGCACCAAATCGTTCGAATGTACGCTTCTTAGGAAACTGACCCCATAAGCAAAACTTGCGTGTATCATCTTTGCTGAGTACACGGCGGGTACGCATAACGAGATAGGGAATATCATAACCTTCCGAGTTCCAGCCACTCAGCACATCTGCGTCGTCGATCAAATCTAAGAATGTTGAAATGAGGTCTTCTTCTCTATCAAACAGATAGGTGTTGTCGAAGTTTTTGCATAGATCCTGTGCAGTTTCCATACTCATACTCTTAGGAGGAATAGCCAGTGTGATTAACTGTTCCATCCAGTCAAGATAAAGTGTGATTGCAGTTACTTTGTTAAACGGATCTTCAGGCGAACTATATCCTCTCTCTGGGTCAAAGTCCACCTCGATGTCAAAGAAACATGTTTGTAACTTAGGCGAGGGTTTGCCTACGTAGTTTTCTGCTAGACAACGTAGCACAGGATTGATGTCACTTTCATGCAGTTGTTTGCCTGAGCTAATCTTTAGTTCTTTTTGAAACTCTTTACCGTTGCGTGTGATGAAACGTGTACACGGAGTACCATAGATTGTTTTATGTTTGCCCTTAGGATCGTCATAATAGAAAACATAATTGGCATGGTAACTTTGGTATTCTCGTTTACCTTCTACTCGCTCCACAACATGAATTTGGTCACGTTCTCTGTCAAATAGTGCATCAATATAGCTCATGATATACTAACCCAATTATATAAACTATTGTAAGACAAAAGTTAAGAACAATCAAGCTCTTTTCTTTCCAGAGTATACCTGTAGCAGTCCACACAGCATTGCTGAATATGAATAAGAAGTGGTGCAAGTATAGATGGGGGACGAAACTTGCCAGTAGTGCGGCAACTATCAAACCTCCTGTTCCTAACCAGGCCACCCATTGATATGGTTTAGTATCCATTAAAGAGTGCGACCCACAGTTTCTAGAATCTCATTTAGAACTTCGTGTTCCTCATTGGTGTCAGTTAATTTGCTTTTGTGAGCAATAGAGATAGCTTTCTTTAGAACGCTTGGCTTAATTTCAAACTCCTCTGCAATAGCCTTAACAGTATCATTGAGACCAGCATTGAGATCTTCAACTTCTTGTTTGACTTGAATGCCTTCATTAATTAGCTGAGTTAGCTTGGCCTTTTGTTCTGGATTAAACATTGACATTAAATTTCTCCTTTGTATTCATCTAGTATACTTAATTTTCAAGGTTTCGTCAACCCTCATATTTTTCCAAAAAGTAACGTATGGCTTCTGTAACACCAGGTTCCCAAGGATACCAACCACAGTTGTTGTGGTCATAGTAGAACGGACTAATATCGAGTAGCCGTCTTTCTTTGTCGCTCGCTTGACTAGATATTTTAGCTTTATGATAATAATAGCGGTCATTTTTATCAAACTTATACAAATAATCCCGAGCTTGCCATTTGGTTCCTCTTTCACCTAAGGATACCTTTTCGTAGAATGTTTGAAGATTACTATAACTCCATTGTTGCATACGTTCAGAATGGAAGAATACTTCTCGTATAAATCGTTCATACAAATCTTTACGTAACCCGAGCTTGTAGTTTTTGACAAGATGTTGCAACGGACGTTGCATTGAGAATTGATACTTCAAATTAAAATAGTGCCACCACCAAAAGTCTGCGATAGTGTATGCGTTTTCTAGATTGGCTTCAGCAAAGTTGTCTGCAACTTTGTTAACATACCATTCTCCAAATTCTGGATGTGCCCACTTGCTCTGTTGACGGTCATAAAAAGTTTTGATGAGTTGTCTATTTTCATTCGCCGGCAATAAATGTTTCTTATCGTCTATTAGATGTTGAAAGGCACCAATACTAGGCCCATACAAACAATCGCCTGGATCGCCGTGTAGTAGCATATGTTTTTCTAAAAACTCATTACTAACATCAATTTCATTGAGATGAACGATGTTAAGTTTATCAGTAATATGTTGACGATAAAAGTCTGGATTTTCCAAATAACTGTCGGTGTTCATAACCACAGTTAATATACTTCGGTCAGCTTCACTTAATGTTTGCAAGAACGCGGCAAGCACGCCTGAGCTATCAATACCACCACTCCACATGATGTAGATATCTCTATCCGTGTCTCGAGCTTTTTGGAATAATTCTATGGCACGATCATTTAAGATGTCTTCCAACCTATCATTGATGTAGCGTAGTTTAGGAAATGCCCATAAGTCGTTACGATTAGGTGTGTTCCACGGTGTAGTAAATTTGCCAAATCTAGGACGGATGTCTTTGACTCCGATATTTAAACGACTATAGCGTTGCCAATGCTTGCCCATTGGGTTATCGCATTTAACATACTCGATTAGCTGGTTATCAACCATGCATGCTCGAGTAGCAATTTCATTCATATGTTCTTCAGTTGTTTGCATCTAACCACTCTACTATTTTAGGTGTGATATAACGTTGCGGATGCGTCGTAATTGGAATTTCTGCAAATGCTCGTTTGATATCTTGTTTTATATCTTTAAGTTCTTTTTCAAGGTCGATATTGTACAGTATGTCGAATACATTGCCTTTGTACTGCCTTAGGTATTTCATCATACTGAAATTATAGTTGATTTCAAATTGAATTAAGTCTTGCAATGGTTCATCTTTAGGCATCAACAGTTTGCAAAAATCTCCCAGTTGCTCGAGTGCAATCTTTTGTGTGCGACTGCGTGTTCTTGTGACTTCTGCAAAAAATCCAAACTCTTTATTGAACTCTCGAATAAAATCTCTATAAAATTCTGCTATCTCACAAAATTTTTCATGTTGAGGATTTTTTCCATCGCTAGCAACTAATTTGATCTTGTCATCGCTCTTGGGATGAATGTCAGTGCTGATGTTAAGCCGATTAGCATCAGCAAACCCTAACTTTTTATATCGTCCTTTTCCTAGCAACCCTTCTCTGTAATTCTGTACGTCACTAACACGCACTGCATAAAACAACATGCGATGACTAAACAAAAACTGTATTTGTTTTAACAGTTCGTAGCTACGATCAGTAATTACAAATTTATTTGCTCTTACGTTATATAATGCATACAGTTCAGCCATTGTACCTATCCAATAATTTAGTTGAAATCTCAGCTACAGCCGTGTCAAACCAGTAGTGGCCCTTCCATGATTGGTCAAAATAAAATGGTAAATCTGCTGTACGTCTAGAGTCAATATCAGCAGGTGCTCCTGCTGTTTTAATTTTAGTTGAGTAATATATTTCATTGCGATCAAGCTCGAAAATATAATCGCGAGCAAAGTGCTTGTGTGTGTTTCTTTCCAAACCAATTAAACGGTCCAAATTGGTATAACTCCACATCTGCCAGCTTGTTGTATTAAAATATGTATTTCGAGCATAGTCAGCTATTTGTTCTTGAGTAAACTCGGTTGTAGGATCTCGTCTGCTAAAGTACAACGGACGTTGGCAACTAAACTCCCATTTAAAATTATAGTAAGTCCACCACCACCAATCTGCAACAGTTTTAACATTTTCAGGTGCAACTTCCTCTAGGTTGTTGCTAACACGATCTACAAACCAATCACCGAACCCTTCTGTGTAATGAGGATTACTAGTGTGCATTTGGCAACTTTGTTTTAGTTCTGCAATATGGTTTTTCCAAGGCTGTTTATGCCTGCCGCCTGATATGAACCGTGCATAAGCAGGAACACTTGGGCCTTGTAAGCAATCTCCCGGGTCTCCGTGTATTACAATGTGCGTATTTAAAAATTCAGGTGTTAAATCAAATTCTTGATAATCCATACATTGCAATTTGTTGCTGATGTGATCAACATAGAATTGTGTATTTTCTAAAATACTGGTAAAATTACAACAAACTACAATAAGGTCTCGATCTTCGGGAGACATATTTTTAATAAAACTACTCAACACAAATGTCGAATCGATGCCACCACTCCATAGCACTAGTAGCTTACGTTGTGTGCGCCTAGCTTCGTCTAGCAATTCTACTGCTCTGGCATTAGCAATATCGTCAAACGAGTCTGGTGTGTATGCCAATGCAGGCGCCGCAAATTCAGATTGACTAACACTGTTCCACGGATTATTAAATGTTCCAGTCCTACATCGCCAGTCGCTTACTCCAATAATGGTACGTATAATTCCAAACCATTTCTGTGCATCGGGATTGCGAAACCCTTTGTGATCTGGAATCATTATTGCTTGCACCATTCTAGATGATGCAAGCTCTTCAGTAATTAACCTATCAAAGTATTCTTCTACACTAGACATTGCGTTTCCTTGCATCGTTTAATGCTTTTAAAGTTACAGCTTCTACTACTTTGCTTTGTCTCTCATTTCCGCCTGCTAGTATGTGTTGGAACGATCTCAACTCGTATTGTATTCTGCTAACAATATGATCAGGATTAACTTCTTTAAAATTAGTATTCATTAAAACTTTAAAAAGTTGTCGCTTGTGGTTTTCAATCGCACCTGAGCTTAACCGTATACGCTCCGATTCGTTCTTAGTAAGTAAGCTAACAAACGGATCGGGTCCCGTTTGCAATAGCAAAAATTTAGAAAATTGTTCAACTCCGCCAATCTTTTGATCTAACGCTTTTTGTCTACGTTCCGATAACAAATCAATTCTAACATTGTACTCTGTTAAAAATCTGCATAAAAAATAAAAATTCTCTGACAGACGCTTCTGTGCATCTGTAAGTTCTGCAAGCCCAAACTCTTCTCTTAGGCCAATATAGTGATCATCTTTGGTTAGTTTGATTTGTGACTTATCGGGTTCGAAGAATTTAGACAGTCTGGGTGATGCGGCCCAGTTAAACCGATTGTCGTGTCTGATACTATTAGGCCTACATTCGTATATATCAAAGTTTACACAGCTAGTAGGGATCTGCGATCCTGTGATGAATTGCACAAGTTTAATTGTGTTATAATCTTTGTTCAACAGCAAGAAGTAATTATCGTGAAAACTTAATAATCCATACATCAGCGTAACATATGCCTTCCAAGAGTGTGCCCTGGAGGATTGTGTTGATCTCCAGGCGGAATGATAGTTAATACTATAACAGCAGATGCTATGCATGTCAAGACTAAAATTATTGCTGATCTCATATTATCCTTGAAATTCATTTAATAACTCTCGAATAGTATTTTTTAATTTTGGAGACTGTGAGTGTCCAACCCAGTTTTTATCATAGACCAATGGAATATTGCTGTCACCGTATGCAGTGTTCAAGTTAGTACGGCGACTGCCTTTAAATTTCTTGTATTGCCTATATAGTTGATTTTGGTCAACATCAAAAATGTAATCACGCATCAATGGTTTGTAATTGAACGGATCTTGAGCCATACGTTCTATATTGGAATAACTCCAGTTTTGAAAATCTTCATTAATATAAAAACAAGTATCGTAATAGTAACGAAACTCTTCAGGAGTAATAGCTTTGTCGACTGTTTTACGTGTAAAATAAAACGGACGCAACATACTACCGTGCCATTTAAAGTTTACATAGTGCCACCACCAAAATGCCGCAATAGACTGGGCTTGCTCTAACTGTGGGATAGATGATGCTAATTTATTAACATACCATTCGGTCCATCCTGCTGGAACATTTTTGTTGATTCCTACGAAGCTGTTTACTCCGTCTATTAGAGTTCCTATGTTTTCTCGAAATGGGAGTAGATGTTTTCTGTCGGGTATTAAATTCTGAAAGGCAGCAACAGTAGGTATACTCAAAAGTGCATTAGCAGGGTCTCCGTGTAACACGATAGTGTTCTGCAATAATTCTTCCGTCAAATCAAGTTCTAACCAGTTAATGCAGTCAAACTTGTTATGGACAAATTTTTGATAAAAGTAAAAATTTTCGGCAATAGTGTTTGCACTCATTACAATACTGTAACGATGTTTAAGCTCATTTTCTGGAATGTTTTTAATAAAAGCACTTAGTAATGTGGTGCTATCTATTCCCCCACTCCACATAATCCAAACTTCTTTATTGTCTCTGCATGCAATTTCGTGCAATTCAATTGCACGTTGGTCGATGATATCACTCAATGATTTGTTTGTATATGACAGTTTGGGTAACTGCATATAGTCCAGATGAGTTTGATTAAGCCATGGCGTAGTAAAAGGAAGACTGCGACTACGCAAGTCGTTAAGCATAGGAATTGCTTTAAAGGAAAATAGCCAATAGTCGCCGTATTTTCCAAAATCTTCGTTCTCAAATATTCCTGCAATGCAGGTATTATCTACCAGGTAATTAGATTCGAACACTTCTCTCATTGTTTTGACCTGTCTAGTACTGCATGGGCATGCTTATTTGGATATTCTTGACTTAGGGTAGAAAAGATATTTTGTATATCTAGATTAGGTTTACCAAAGTCTAGTGCTAGTATTTTATTTGAAAATGCACCTTTAAGTTTATCTAAAGTGTCGTTAAAGGAAAGTTCGTCGTCGATATCCTTATTAAACATTCCTGCCAACATTTTGTCTTTTCCGATAGTCAGTTCACAAAATTCTTGGAACATTCGATAGCCCTTTACAGTATCAGCAAACATTTGCTCAGTGTGTTTTCTTCTGAGTTCAACTGCATTGTAAAAGTCTTCAATAACATTGCTAACAACTCTTAGATTGGATGCAATTTGTTTTTCTTGCTCTGTGATAGGCTTTGCAAGTCTGACATGAGTCTCTCTAAGTCTGAAAGGTGCGACATCCAGTTCTACCTGCAATGCAGGAGCGTTATTGGTAGTGAATTCGGTACAGTTATGTTCATTAATCTCACGTATTGGTTCTTGTTTCATTTTAGCTTCGACATGATACTTTCGAAGCATTAATTTGTTAACAGGAAGCAAATATAAGAGATCATTACGCATATAGTGTAACTGTATGCGTTTGGCAACTTCATAGTCTTGACTAAAAAATAAGAATCGGGCAGAGCTAATCAAACCAAACCCTAATAGATGATCACTACTCATATGAGTATTTAAACGTGAACCTATTAGGGTTAAAAATTATTTACTTGGTGAAATAGCCTGCTTCGGCGTATTCGCGGATCATTGACTCCATGCCAACCATACGCTTTAGTTTGCGTTCGTCAGTCTTTTTTTTAGACTCTGACGATTCGTTAGGACCTCTTGCCCAATCGGGAACCATTTTCTTTTCGTCTTTTTTAACGTTTTCTAGGTCTTTATTATTTGGGCCTTTTAAAACATCAAATGGACTAACTTTGGGTTTGGATGCTCCGTAAGATGTACCTTGCACTTTTCTGCCAGGCAAGTCATCCATTTTAACCTCGTCGAGATCTTTTTCTTTTTCTTTGTCTACTTTAGCTTTGGCTGCTAATTGATTAAGTTTATCTCTACCATCAAATGATGCTCTGTTTCGTAAATTAGCTAAAGAGCGTTCTTTTACTGTTGATTCTTTAATACCTAGTTCGTGTAGTACTTCGCGAACCATAATGCTGATGTCGCTGGAACCTAGTTCTTCCGCGCCTGCGTGAAATTCTGCTACACTGTCGATAGCGTTCATTACACCTTCAATTCCGTTAGGTGATGCCTTAAGTGCTTTTTCTAATAAATCTGTATTGTGCATTAAACGTCTTGCAATAGCACTAGCAACTTCTTCTGCGGTTGCACCATCTTCGTGGTCATTGCCCCATTCATTGATATACTGTTTAGCACTGCTTAAACTGTATTTGCTTTCTTTAACACAGTTGTTAACTTTTACTCCACCCTTCATTTTAGTTCCTTGCTTTTTGTAACCCTTCCAGCATTTAGGATCAAGTCTTGTTTTAGTCTTGCCTTTGCCTTCAGTAATAATGCCTAGCTCACGTGCGGCAATCCAACGGAAACCTGCGTGTATTTCTGGACTTGGACTTTGGTCACCATACTTGGCATATAGCTTCTGACGTGTTAAGTTCTCGACAGCATTCGCTGTATGAGCATCAAAGCCATTTGCTTTCATGTCGTGTATTGTTAAAAAGCCTTCGCCTAAAAATAACTTATAAGTCATCTTCGTCCTCGGAATCACCACCTTGTGCAATATCGTTTATTAAACTTTCAAGTGTTGTGTTATATTTGTTACTGCTAGTGCCAAAGTTAAATGCATCATATGCTTCACCTTGGCTATATTGACTTGGAAAGTGCTCCTGCATAATACTTGCGGCAGCATCGCCTAGACCTTCTAGTTCATTCATGATGTCACGCAACTCTCTTAGAGCTTGATCTTTATTTTCAGTGACTTTGCTTTCCATTGTATTACCAGCATTTAGTTCCTCTGTCCAACGCTCTTCAAAATATTTGGCAGCTTCTATACGCACTGCTGGTGAAAAGATCTTAAATCCATCATCGTTGCCATGTTCTTTGCCATACTTCTTAGCGGCACGATCTGCATGATACTTCCACAACTTAACAGCAAGTGCAGGATCATATGTACCCTTCTTGTGCTTGCGTGTCAGATTCTTCATGATCGGAACAGCACTCTGAGAATATAATTGACTGTCGTTTTCTGCATAAAGTACTAGCTCATGAGCTTCGTCACTTATGTCTTCAGCTTCTAATTTAATCTTCTTACCGTCTGGGCCATCAATTTTGTCGCCTTTTTCTGCACCGTCCATTTTAGCTTTGCGAACTGCATGTGCGTATGCATTGCCTTCTTTTGTGACCATTGAGTTCATTTCAATCCACTGCATTAGTGGATATAGAGTGTTTACAATTTGGTTACCAAAATGTCCATCGCTTCCCGAACCTGTTTCACGCTCCATGCCTTTTGCTTTTTTGCGTAGTTCGATCACAGGACCTAATACTTTTTGATAGTTTGGTTCATTTGTGTCTAGGTTATTTTCGACCCAGCTAATTACATCGTATACATCGTTAACATACATGTTGGCTAGATTACCGTCATATGTCTCTTGACCTCTTTCAATGCTTTTACCGATCTTACGTAGTGCGCCTAAGGTCTTAATAGCATCTTGCGATGTTTTGATATATGCTTCTTTTAAATCAGCTTCTTCAACATCTTCTTCGCTGTCTTTGTAGTCTTTGTCAAACTTGCCTTTAGCATCTTCGTACTTTTTAACGAGCCCTTGTTCTTTAGCGGCTTTAAAAACAGCCATAACGCTTTGTATATTTTCTTTTGAAGCCTTACTGTTTTCGATTGCTTCGATGTCACGCATTACTTTTAGTGTAAGTTCATCTGATTTAATACGTGGTAGTAAATCGTTAACAACGTGTAGTATAAAACGACCGTCGCTTTCGTAACCAGCTGGATATAGTTCGCGCCCTGTTTCAGGACCAAATTCGATATCCGCTTCAGTTAGTGTATGTTCTACTAGTTTGCTTCGTTTTTTAACAGAGCTGAATTCTTGTAATAGCATTGTTTCCTACCCTTTTTAGTCTTTTACTTTTCCGAGAACGCCCTTGAGCTGTTGTCCTAGGGCAGGATCAGCCATAGCGGCTGCAACCTTAGAACCAACTTCTTTATTAAACGCAGGATCTTCTGTTCCTTTTGTAGGATCAATGTCAACTCCAGCGGCTTTCATTTGGTTCAGGTTCGTTGTAATTGTTTGTTGTTTTCTGATTTCTTCTGGATCTTGTGGAGCTGGATCCATTTCAGATAGTTGTTCTTTAAAGCTCTGTAGACGTTGTGTTAGCTCATTAACACGTTGAGCTAAACGTTGCTCACGCATGTCTCCGGCCTCGCCGCATTCTTCAATGGAGTCTTGACTTTCTTCCATGTCATCGTCGCTCATACTGTCAAGATGTGCAATTGCTTCGTAGTGACCGTCTTGGACATTATCGTATAAGTTATCTAGTTTCTGTTTAATGTTATATAAGGAACTAGGATCTCCACCAATATTCTTAATAGTATCTGCTAGACGTGGCTTTTCTACCATCTTAGTTATAGTGTCAACAAAGTTTAACATCTTATTAAATGAACTGTCAACATACTTCTCTTCGTCGTACGATTCTTCAACTTCTTCTTCCGCCACTAGTGGAACTTTTACTAGAATCTCATCTTTACCACGACCGGTTTTACCACCAATTTTACAATTTTCTTTACCGTACTTTTTGCAGGCTTCTTCGTAGCTCATACTGGTCTGTTTCCAAACTAGTTCTTTATCATCTTGCTTCTTGCCATTAATCCAGCTTGCTTCGTCGAACTGTCCATGGTCATAATCATCGCCGCCATCTAGATCTTGATATTCGTCGTGTGAACTTGGTTGTCCATCGTCGTCATCGCCAGTGAACCTGTATTCGTCAACAATCTTGTCCATTAACAGTTCGATCATTTTATCTTGGTCGTTAATGACATCATTCATGCCTTTGCTGGCCAGGTAATCAGCAAGATCTGCCATCATATCTTCCAGTGCGATTTGTAGTTCGTCGCCTTTGAGGCCTTCTATAGCATCAATTAGGTCTTCCTCGTCTCCGCTTTTTGCAATACGATGTAGTTCCATGTCTACATCATTGGTAAAACCTTCTTCAAGTTCACGTAGTCTTTCTAAGATAGCACTAAAGTCACTCATTATGCTGTTTCCTTCCGCTTCTTAGTTCCTGGACCGCCGTTTGCAAAACCGTTGCCGCCGCCCATGCTGGTAGCAACTGCACCACTAGTGGTTGTTTCCATTGCGGTGTTGTAACGATTTTCGAAAGCTTCAGGATCTGCGCCGGGTACTGTAACTACATCCTCAATGCTGTCTTCAATTTGGTCATATTCTAAATTGTCTGCAACTGCGCTTAGGTATTCGGCGGCTTTGGTAATCTTGCTTTGCATCCATCCTTCAAGACCTTCCATTTCTGAAATACCTTTTAGTAAACTGTGGATTCTAATAGCATCTTTAGCGGCATTATAGCACTGCTGACGTGCCATTTGCACTTCGTGATCGAGATCCATGTTTAATGCCTTCTCAGGCAAATCTGATCTTTCTATTAAAAAATCTTTTGAATTCATTTTATAGTACCCTAACTATTTAAATTGTCTAGTATTTATTCCGAAAAGCTAAAGAACGCTTCTTCATTTTCGAACTGGATTTCTAAATTTTGTGCAGTAAATTCGCCCAACCCAGTTAAATTTTCAATACGAATAATGTTTGTTGAGCCTGGCTCAACATCTAGTGTTATATTTTCGCGGAGGAAATTATCATAGGTCTTCCAGCGAAATTCACGTTCAACAATCATAGTGTCATTAACCCAAAATCGGTATACAGGATGCATGTCATCGGGTTTTTCACAGTATAGATCAAATTTAATATGTGCGATACTCATAGATTAATTCCTCTGCTTTTAACCCCGCCCTTGCGTTTGATTTCTCTGAGATCATCGTATGCTTGCTGTAATGCATTCATCATAGGGATTAGAGGGCTTTTTGTTAGTAAATATCTTGCTTGTTCCGCTTGATCGGGACTCATCGACGCCATGCGTTCGGATAGATCTTTGAATTTTTCTGCTAAATTTTTATGTAAGGTCTTTATATTATAACGACCCATCCCGCTGATTAGCACTTCGCTGTTCATTGGATCATCGCGGTCAAGTTTGTATAAACTTTCTGTAAGTCCTAGATTAAATGCAACATTAGTTGACTTGCCTTTTACTTTTTTACTTAATGTTGGTGGACGACCGTCTTTATCTACTTTGCTACCAAACTTTGCGGCTTCAATACTGACCTGGTTTACTCCAACGTCTGGAGTTGTGTTAACACCTTTTACAATACGACCAACACCTTCACGCACACTTTCATTGCTGCCTTTGATGGTAGCATTATCGCTCCAACGATTTTGTGTCGGGGGAGTGATGTCATTTCTATTTTGTAGTCTTAGATTACGACTATTTGCATCACGACGAAGTTGATTTTTAAGTTCTTGATTTATCTCTGCTTCAACTCCACTTTTAGTAATCTGACTAATATTACCATAAGACCTAGATAGCTTAACTATAGCATCTAGTATTTCGCTACTGTGAGCTGTAGCAGGTGCGCTAGCGACACCCAATGCAACTGCGGCAGTGGATAATGACTTGCGCCAGTCTTCTGTAACTTCTGTGGAAATGTTATTGCCAATTTTATTGTCCATGATATGCTTGATATCTTCGCTGTAAGTACCGTAAAGATCATTGATGATGGCTTTGCGTGTGTCATCATCAGCTGCCGCATACTTGGCACGTAGTTCTGTAGCACTACGCATTGGCTCGCCTAGTACTGTGAAATCTAATGTAGGTAGTGTAGTAATATAACCATGTTGGTCCAAGGTCTTGGCATTTTTAAGATCATCCGGCAATTTTTGCAAGTAACTTGGCGACCCATCTTTCTTTGGTGCAAAACTAAAGCGAGGGTCCTCATCCATATCCTTTTCACTAACAGCAAAAATTAAAATAGTGTTGGTAGGATCAAAGTTACCAACGATTTCTTGTGCTTGATATGGGTTGCGTGTTTCGACAATTTTGTCAGCAGGAATTCCAGCGACACGCATCATCTGTGCTTTGTCACTGAAACTAAAAGGAGATTTGGGTTGTTCTACTTTATTGCTGGTTGCAATAAAACTACGGTCACGCCCGTACCTGCTAACAAGTTGCTGGTACATATAGGCATGACCTTTATGGAAAGGATGAAAACGTCCAGGAAAAATAGCAACCACTGAACGAGCATCTTCTAATAAATCTGCAACAAACATACAATAAGTTCCTCTGTTGCAGTATTTATGCTAGTTTAAATCGTTAACTAATTTGATCTAAGAGCCACAGGTATACAGGAGTTTTAAAGTCATAACAGTAAGATCCGTTCCATCCCATATGTGTACAGCCTTGGATTTTAGTAGTATTTTCGACACCTTTGTAGGTTACCGGTTCATTTACTGTATAATAGCCTACTGCATCGGTTTCAACGTCAAAGTCTTGGCCCACCGGCAAACTAATACCATCAATTTCAATTTCTTTGACAATTAACAACATATCATCAACGATTTTAAAATTACTAGGATCCTCATATTGATCCTTTTTAGTGTCTGTTGATTCCTTGTTTAAGAAATTAATTTTTAATATATGCTCTTGTTCCTCAGTAGTCAAATCAACGCTAAAAACATGTTCTACTACCGCACCTCTAGGTGGCCCGAATTCGACTTCTGGCACAACTACTTCATCGTTAACGGTAATGTTATACCTAGGTTTTTTATCCCAATATTCTGCACTAACTTTGACGACAAAGTCAATGGATTCTGTTGTATTACTCATCTGTTGTTTCACCTTTTAATTTTGGCGGCCTACTCATCTTCAGTGTATCAATTAAAGATTGTGGCATGCCTTCGATATTCTCAACGTCACTGGCGTCACCCGTAGGTTGGGCAAATTGTGGTAGTTTACTTAGGTCCCCTTCAAACTCATGGAATCCTGTATGATTTAACAGTACATCTCCATGTGCCCAAATCTGTCCGCCTAGTCTTTTCCAACGCCTACAAAAAGTCCAGTCTTCACTCAGATAATGGTGGTTATGATCAATTTGTGTATCGAAGATAGCATACATATATGGTTCATATTCTTTACCATAAGATACATCATCAATATACTTTGTTTCTGGATGTGCGTCGCACAGGCGTTCATACACCTGTCGTTTCATCATCATGAAACCGTTTCCTATAGTGTCAACAGTAAACAAACTGCCTTGAACTTCAGTTTCTTCATTGAGGTTAACAGCATAACCGATCGGATATCCTTTTTTAGGATATAATCCACCGATAACATCTTTATTCGCGGCGAGCATTAGAAATATTGATTTTGGGTCAAATCGAATGTCGCTGTCAATAAACATAAAATGTGTGGCGTCTTTGTTAGCCATCATTTTACTCATAAGATTACAACGTGCTCGTGTAACCAATGACTCGTTTGAAATGCTATCAAAACTCCAATTCAAACCAACTGAATTAGCCATCAGAATAAATCGGAACATACTTGACATCGTAGGTTCACTTACTTGCCCTGCGTAGCATGGCATAGCAATATGTAAGTGAAATCCGCTAAAGTCTAGTTGTTGCTGTTCAGTTTCCGTCATGTTCAACAGTCTCTACTTCAACAATTACGCCGTCGCCAGCCAATTCTTGTGCTACTGCTTCTAAGCTACTGCCTAGGTCGCTAGGGATAATGTGTTGATGTGGAGAGTCATCTTTAACAAGTTTGCTAAATTTAATGACAACCATTTGGGTAGTAATTTTGGCCATAAAGCCCTCCTTGAATTAACTGAGTATTTATTTGACTATTTCGATGGTCTTTACTTTTAGAACACAATTTGGATAAATCAAATCTAGAATAGGTAAAAATGAAATGTCATTACTGTAAAACCAAATGTGTGAAAAAATGTTCTTATGTTCTAAGTTATGTCGAACAGCTTTACTAACCTTTACTTGGTCTTCGAGATTGTCTAGATACTTTATAAAACTTGATGCAGTAATATAGTCGCGAACAAAACGGTCTCTGATTACAATTTTATATCGGTAACCAGTACCACGCTTCATTATGACAGTATTAGCTGTCAACAGTTTAGGATTGGATGGGATATTTAAATGAATGACTCTATCTGTATTACCAATGCTAGAAACAACTAATTTTAATAAGTCTTCATCGTCTCCGTAAAATGTTAGATTGGGTTCTTCCATCCTGTATTTTATCTTATTGCTTGTTACAAGACTTAATGCGTTCTCGATTTGATCGAGACGAATTTGCTCAATCCAATTAGATCTAGGAAACCAACTACCTACAGCCCGATAGTTTTTTTGTGTTTCAATTCGATATTCGAGATATGCACTCGGTTGACCCCAAAATCGTTTAGAGTAGTCACGCAAGTAACTACTACCAGGACAGAAATACTGAACACGATAACTGTACTTGTTAAAGAACAGTTTTGGTGTTGGCTCTATTTTATCCCTTAGGTTTAAACTGGTCCAGTACGATGTATCCATTAGTATCTACACTTGGTTGTGAAAAGTCTACTTCCACAGACTTTACTTCAAAATTTATTTCTTCATTTTTGTAATCAACAACAATTATTGTGTTGCTAGGAATATTTTCAAAAATGATCTTTCTACTTAGCGGAATTTTAATTAATTCGTTAATTTTACGTCCGATAGGTCTTGCACCCATCTTAGGATCGTAGCCAACATTTGCAATATATTTAATTGCTTCTTCAGTTAAACGTACACGCATTTCTTTTTCGCCGAGCAGGTCATTGAGTTCGTTCACAAACTTGCAAACAATTTTCTTGATAGCTTGTTCGTTAAGTTTACTAAACTTACAAATGCCATCGAGCCTATTACGGAACTCTGGCTTAAAGAAGTTTTTAACCGCTTTGTCGTCCTCGCCTTGTTTTTGGAAATCACGACCAACGCCGATAGCGTTAGCATCGCCAGCCGCGGCGCCAAGATTTGATGTCAGGATAATAATTGCATTACGTGCGTCAGCTTTCTTACCATTACTACTTGTTACAGAACCTTCGTCTAGCAGTGTCAGCAATACATTGGTTACGTCTCGGTGTGCTTTCTCGATCTCATCAAAGAGTATGACACAATTAGGATTCTTCTCAATGTCTGAAACCAATAAGCCGCCACCTAGGTTACTGTCATCGTAACCCACGTAACCTGGAGGAGCACCAATCAATTTTGCTGCCGCATGTTTCTCCTGATACTCACTCATATCATATCGTAGCAACTTCATGCCCATAAACTCACTGAGTAGTTTAGCAAGTTCTGTCTTACCTGTACCAGTAGGACCGATAAACAAATAACTTCCAATTGGCTTGTTAACTGCTTTAAGTCCTGCTTTACTAACATACACTGTTTCTAGTAGTTGGTCAACAACTTCATCTTGCCCAAACAGTTTGTCCTTGATCTGTGCTTCCAGTTTGGTAATCATTTGATTGTCATCTCCAATACCTAACTGTTCCACAGGAATCTTAGTTGCTTTGCTAAGTGATTCTACAATATCTCTACGTGTGAGCTCCCAATCAATCTTGCGTAGTTTTACCTTTGCACAGGCTGTGTCTACAAGATCCAATGCTTTGTCTGGCAACTTCTTGTCGCTTTGATATCTAACGCTCAGATCAACTGCACTGTCTAGTGCTTCGTCTGTGATCTTACCACCATGAAATTCTTCAAAATATTTTCGGATTCCACGTAGTATATCTTTGGCTACCTCTGGTGTAGGCTCTTCGATGGTCATTCTATAGAATCTACGCATCAGCGCACGATCTTTTTCAAATGACTCGGTGTATTCTTCCCAAGTTGTTGATGCAATAACTTTGACTTCGCCTTTGCCAATGGCAGGCTTAATCATATTCGCAAAGTCTACGCTAGAACCTGACCCAGCACCTGCACCACGCATTTGGTGTGCTTCGTCTACAAACAAGATACACTTCTTCTTAGACTTTAGCGCACGAATAACATTCTGTAGTTTTTCTTCAAACTCGCCTCGGTACTTAGATCCAGCAAGTAGCGTACCGATATCCAAACTCCAGATTGTATGATCTAACAGGTATTCGGGAACATTCTTTTCTACAATACGTTTGGCAAAGCCTTCTGCGATTGCTGTTTTACCTACACCGGGATCGCCGACCATTAGTACGTTACTCTTGGTACGCTTTGCAAGTACCTGTACGATCTCATCAATTTCGTGTTCACGACCAATAACAGGATCGATACGATCTTCTTGTGCGAGCTTGTTTAGGTTAATACAAAATTCTTCAAGGATAGCATCTGCTTGGTTGGTAGCCATAACCTGTTTGGTTGTAATACCACTCCAGCGTTCGTTATATAGGTCTACGAGCTTGCCACGGTCAATGCCATACTTTATCATAAAGTATACAGCATGACTATTATTTTCGTTGCCGATGCTTAAGAACAAATCAATCACTTGTACATGACTACGTCCACTAAACAGTACCTGTGTAAATGAACGATTGAAAACTCTTTCTAGTGCGTGTGTTTTCTTAGGTGTAGCTTCTTTTCCTTGTACCTTAGGTACAAGGTGTATTTGCTTTCGAACATAATGGTCAATGTCTGCAACTAGTCCTTCAGTATCGATCTCCATATGTTCTAGTAGCTTATTAAATGCCGGATACGAAACAATAGCATATAGTAAGTGTTCTAGCGTAACGTATTCGTGTTTGTTTTTAACAGCATAATCCATAGCAGACTGTACAATGGATTCGATCTCTGGATTAGATTGTATCATAATTTATTTTTCTCTCTCGTTATTGTTTCTCTGAGTTTTGAAATTTCATTTATGGCTTCGTCGCCTTCTAACTTTGGAATAATCACGTCAATGGTGATATATAGATTTCCCCTATTACTCGTAGTGTTATCTTTATATAGTCCTTGATTGGCTATTCGCATTTTTGTGTTAGGTTGAGTGCCTGGAGGAATGGTCATGGCAAAACGCTTGCCATCGAGCGAGTCAATGACTGTGTCGCCGCCAACCATGGCATCTAGAGCAGATATTTCTATACGTGTATGTAAGTCATCGTTATTATATGTAAACTTTTCATGTTTGTCAATAGCAATTTCAATAAACAGATCTCCCCTGGGTAAACTGGTAAACATATCGTCCCCAAGACCAGGATAACGTATACGAGTACCATCTCGGGTAGTTCTAGGAACAGTTACATAAAGTGTTTCAGACTGACCGTTACTTTTAGTAATGCTGAGTGTTTTACTTTGACTTTCTAGTAATTCTGATAAAGCAATAATTAATTTAACTCTTACATCTTTATTACGACGCTCTTGTCCAGGATTCGAACTTCCTCGCGGCGCTCTGCCGGTCATATGTCGAAATAAATCTCCAATATCATTTGGAAATGTTCCGTCATCGTATCCACCAGCATTCATACCATCATCGGTAAAAGTAAAACTAAAGTCGCCAAAATCTCCGTTACGAAAAGGATTAGTAGAACGTTGTTGTCTAAACGTATTACCAAATGGGTTTGCTCCCATTCGTCTTTGTGCATCATATTGCTGACGTGTATTGTCGTCTCTTAGAATGTGATATGCCTCGTTTACTTGCTTAAACTTTTCAGCATCTCCTCCTTTGTCGGGATGATGCTCAGCCGCCAACTTACGGAAGGCTTGCTTAATATCCGTAGATGACGCATTTTCTTTAATACCGAGTGTAGCATAGTGAGACATTGCACACTTATTTACTGCTAATTATTTGATATCAAATTTATTAGAAGTGGGTTTTTTAGCAGACGCTGGGTCGGGTTTGTTTACAGGCTCAACGGTTCTTGTTGTTGTGGTTTGTGTTTCTGACACACGTATTAGTGGACTTTGTGGATCTTTACCGCTACTGCCAACACTGTTAACATATAAACCAAACCATGCGGCACCTGCACCGACCACTACTGACACAAGACCTGCTTGGTTCATGTTTGGGTCTGGTAACGCCATAAACCATTCTACCACTCTGTAGAGTAGATAGATGTACATGCTAATAAATGCTCTTGGGAATAAACGCCAACGACTAAAATATTCTGGTGCATACCACCACCAGTCCATCTTCGGACGTGTTGGTGTTATTTCATCTCGGTCCTCGCTCATAAAACTCGCTCCTCAATTATTATTGATTATACGAGTATTTACCGTTATTTTTAACTATTTAGAGTCCGTATGCTGATCTTGGGAAGGCAAGTAGTAGTCTTTGTATGCTTTAATCACTGCATTTTGTTGTACAATATATCTACGCAACTCTGCAACACTTAGGCTTAGTGCTTTGTATCCGTCATCAGTTAATGCAAAAAACACAACATCTTTACCAGAATCTTTGAGCTCTTTAAGTTTTGCTTCGACATTTTCTGGAGTTATGAGAATAAAGTCAAATGGATAACCAATAGCAGGTCTTGGAGTTTGTACAGTCAGTGGGGGACGCTCTACTACCTGAGGACTAACTGTAAGTATTTCCTTCATTGAAGTACAACCCGACACTAAGAACAGTAATGGAATTGCTAGTAATAATACTTTTTTCATTTCACTGATCCCCTAATACTTGATGATGATTCTTTAACTGGCTCTTCTTTTTTCTCAGTTGTACTAGGTACAAGTTCGGGACATTGGCTGTTTGTTTCACCAGGCTTTGGTTCTGCCCCGGTTACAAGTTCACCACAGCGTATAGCATCACGTGATGCACGATTGATAATCTTTTCTACAGCATCCGGTTTAGATGCCGCATCTGCTCCAATATCACGTGGCTTGCCTGCACTGTTTTGTGAAAACTTAGTGTCTAAATCACGCACACTCTTTTCAGCTGCCTGCATCTTTTTGTTTAGATCTGTGGTGATTGTCTGGACACGAGCAATGTCTTTTTGTAGCTGATCCAATGTTGCTGCCTGCTGGTTAACAACATCCATCGCACGAGCTGTTTGTGCTTGTTGTGCTTCAAGATCACTGCGAAGAGATTGCACATAAAACCAGCCACCTGCAACAGCGCCTGCTAATCCTAGTGCTAGAGCAACTTTAAGTCCGATACTTGCAAACATTTTCTTAGCCTAATAATACTTCTAGATTACGTATCAAACGTTCTTTGCGATCATCAATGCCGTGTGTGCCACCATTAATACGTTTGGTCATTGCAGTATTATCACGTTCGTCCGCCATTGCGTTTAGACCGTTTTTCTTCCAGAACCACGCCGCACTTTCAACAGCACCTTGTAGAGTTTCTAGGTACTCAACTGCACCCTCAAGGTCCATGCCAGCATCTGATGCAAATTTAGAATAGTTATCGTGACCAGTTAGCTGAATTGCTCCACGACCGCGGTAGCGCCATCCGTCGCCTGATTCCTCGCTGCCGTTGCCCATGCGATCTCTGTATGCACGGTTTGCAATACGTTCTGGGTTTCTGTGATAGTAATCTTTATTATCTTGGTTGAAGTGTTTTGGCCAGACACGACATAGTGCGTCGCCAGAATAATTTAGGTTTTCTTTAAGAGCTGTGAAATCTCTGCTTTCGTGACCACACTGTGCAACAAATGCGGCAAATCGATCTTCAGTATCGATTTCATACTTAGGACATACTTCTAATAGTGCATCGTATAATGCTTCAACGTCCTTGTTAGCGGGTACCATTTCACGTAGCTGATCTACTGTTAATTCAAAGTTCACTCGAGTTCTCCATGTTATAATGCTACAGGGTATTTATGCTAGCCTTTTAGCTACTAAAAAGTTGCGCCATTGTTGTAGCTGAGCTTCTGTTAGATTTTTAAACACATCTCTGTGTATGCTTGCTGTGAGTACATGAGACTGATTCATTTCGTTTAATTTTTCTTCAAACATTTCATACTCGTCTCTTGCAATATTAATAGGTTCCCAATTTTGTATACCTGTATAGGTTTTGTCGTACCCATCTTCAGCAAAATAAATCCAGCTAGCATATGTTAAGAATTCAGTTATCAAGGTCGGGTACAAACTGTATTTAATATACCAGTCGATGAAATTACGTCCTTCGTGCTTTTTGATCCAATCACGTAGGCTTTTAAGTTTCTCAGTATTAAAAATGTAGGGCACGCCGCTTGGCCCAGGTTGACAGTTGGGATCTTCAATACCGAAACGGTTTAGTAAAAAGTTCCATCCAGCTCTGAAGGGTTCTTGTATGTTTTGTAGTTTTACGTTGATGCGGTCGCCGTCAAATATAAGACTAGGATCAAAATCTTTAACGAACCATGTTTTAGCATCAAACACAAGGCTCCAATCACTAGAGCTGTTCATACCACAGACGAGCTTGCAGAGTTGTTGACTGTCCCAGCCTGTTCCATAATCTGGTATGAGATATTGTCTACGAGTGCGTACTCGAACACGGTCTTGCATAGTTCCCCACCATGCACGATCAATTTCGTATGCTACACTTTCGTCGTCGTTGACCACAACCCAAATAGTTTCAGGTATGTTGTGAGCATACAGTTCTATACTTTTCGCTTGAACCGGTAACATATCCAGTTCGTCACGATAGACAACTGTAATAAAATCCATTGTAAATTAAATAATACCTGCTTGTGCTCTTAAGGTATTTAACTCTTCAGTTTCGGGAGCTTTACTTTTTGTGGGTATTCCGGCAAGGTCTTTGAGCTTGTCCATTTCCTTATCCTGATAACGTTCTAGGTATACAGAAGGATCTGTTGGTACTACACTTGCGAGGGCTTCAACAGTTAGAGGCATCACTTTATCAAATTGATTGCGATATGTGAACTTCCAATCTTCTTCTTGATTCTCTGTTAGGTTACACACATCTGAAATGATCTTAACAAGGTTCTCGAGTACATTCTCGTCACGATCAAACTCTACGAAAACTTCGTATTGTCCTTCTTGGTTTTCACCTGGACTAAGATCACTGTCGATTACAAAGTCATAGCCACGTTCAATAAAGCTCATTAGGTCTTTTGCGGCGTCTTTGTCGTTGACTAAAAAGTTAGCAACAACCACATCTTCGTCACGACCAATCTTGCTTTTGAATCGATCTACTTGTACAGTTTTTTCTACTAGACCCCTATTGAGGTCGCCTTGTTCGAGACCCTCACGCAGGAGCGGTTTGTGGCTCTTCTTCATTTCCAACGTCTCCGGTTACTTCTTGTTTGTCAGCGCCTGTTTCATAGGCTGTTTCTAGTTCTTCAGCATCAATAGTCTCGCCGTCTAGTTCAACACTGCCTCGATAAATCTCTGCCATTAGGCTCTTGGGCATTGTGATTTCAACCAACCAAATTGGATAGTTTTTCAACTTGGGATAGTGTGTGCCTGGCTCATAATCATCTGAGCTTTCAACTTTTACAGGTGCTTCTAATTCACTACGACGAAAACGCACATAGCAATCATATTCTAACAGTCTCTCTGCACCTACTGGGTCTGGCATCATTTTGTAGGGCCACATCAGTGTGCAGGTAACAAAATACTTTTCGTAGATTGGGCCTTCAACAATCTCGCCGTCAATCCAGTTTTTAAAAGCATATAGGTCAAGCTCATCTAACACACGCTCAAAATCCATGAGCGTGGCCAGGCTGCTTGATGTTCCGTAGATATTTTTTACGTTATCGATAATATTGTAAAGCTGAGCCATATTATAGGTACCTGTCCTCGTTACTAGTATTTACCATGTTTAAAAAAGTTATCAGAGTTTGTTTTTATCTGTTTGACTTCAAAAATACTAGCTATACATTACTTTTTGGATTGGTGAGTTAAATATTTTTGTGGACACATACAACCAGATCAGGTTAACACTGGTCCACTAAGACAAAGTTAGCCTGATTGTGTCTGCTTTACCTTGCCCAAAGGAGGCTAACTTTGTCTAGAAAACGTAGAACACAAGCTCGCTTAGAGCAAAAACAAAATCGCACACACCCCCACACTGAAGAAAATCTAATAAACTTTGAAACATATCGATCTCGTAAGACACAAATTACACTAGTACCAAAAACCCTTACACAAGAAAAGTATCTTGACTTACTGGACGATGAGTTAGCAAAGATAGTATTTGCAACAGGTCCTGCTGGTACAGGCAAAACAATGCTAGCGGTGATCTCAGCACTAAAACAATTTAGAAAAGGAGATTACAAACGTATTGTAATTACACGCCCAGCTGTTGGCGTTGATGATGAAAAACATGGGTTTTTACCAGGCGATTTAAATTCAAAAATGGAACCTTGGACAAGACCTATATTTGATTACATCCAAGAATATTACACCAAATCCCAGATCAGTAAAATGTTAGATGAATCAGTAATAGAGATTTCTCCCCTAGCTTTTATGCGTGGTCGCACTTTTAAACATAGTTTTATTATTGCAGACGAAATGCAAAACGCGACTCCAGGTCAAATGAAAATGTTGCTTACCCGCCTTGGGGAAGGTAGTAAAATCGTAGTTACAGGTGATACAAGACAAGCGGATAGAAAGGATCCGGATAATGGCCTGTTAGATTTTAAACGACTAGTTGAAAGCTACGGAGACTTAGAATACGTGCGTGGCGTCACATTTAAAGGAAATGATATCCAACGTGACCCTGCTGTAGTAGAAGTTCTACGTTTGTACAACGAAATTTAAGTAATGCCAAGATAAGTGTATCGCGTGATAAATAACTGTGTGTATAAAAATCGCGCGATACACTATTATACAAATCTTGTACAAGGAGAAAATAAATGAATGAACCTCGCAAAGTCAGATGGATCATTGCTCATTTTCCAGTTAAACTATTCATTAGAGCCGCTGAAAAATTCAGAGAAGAACTAAATGTTTTAGCACCTGGTCAATTTGACATTGAGATTATCACTGGCATGGGCCAATATCTACAAAAATACGGCAACGAATTGCCAGAAGAGTTTAAAGCAAAACTTCATCAGTTTTCTGTTGACATTCCAGGATTAGAAGATCCACGTGCATCTATTAAAGAATTTGCGCCAAATCTAACTGACGAAGAAATTGAAGCAATGCTTGACACTAAGCAAGTAAAAGACTTTAACGGTCTAAAGGGCCGCTGGCAAGCATTTTTTGAAGCTATGAAAGCCGGCGCTTTTGAAATGAGTCAAACTCAAATCAACTTAATTGGCGCTCACCTAGACACAAATATGCATGCTATTGACCTTCCATATCTATTCAAAGGACACGATCACGTTGCAGAAGCACTTGATGGTGAAATTGGTATGGAACTCGCTCGTCGTGTTAAGGAAAAAACAGGTATTGAAGCACTAGGTTATACATACTCTGGTGGTTATCGTATTATTGGTAGTACCGAAGATATTACATGTTTAGACGATCTCGCCGCACAGAAGTTTATCAGCTTCACAGCACCAAGCACACGTTTCTTTAAAGGTGCTAGCATTGATGCGTTACCAAGATATCGCACAACAGCTGAAGACTTAGGTGATGTTGCTGAAAACGGTGGTGCTATTGAAACTACATATATTCGTTTCAATGGTAAAAACGTTCTAAAGACCAACCACTCGATGTTTATGACTTCTATCTTAACCAGTGAAAACTTCATGAACAGCCTAACTGAAGAACAGAGAGAAGCATTTGTTGAGGCCGCACGCCGTGTTTCTAAAGCAGAACGTGCATGGTCAATAGAAGATGCTGAAGAATATGAGCGTAAAGCTGAAGAGCGTGGTGTTAAAATTGTTGACATCAGTGCTGAAGACGAAGCAAGACTACGCAAAGCTTCAACCTCAGTTTACAAGTCTTCAACCTTAGAAAAACTAGGCATCGATCCAACAATCGTTGCTGAAATTATGCATATGGGTAAGAAGTATAAAAACTGATACTGCTAATACAGTAAGATAAAACCGCCCTTAGTGGCGGTTTTATTTTGACGATGTTACGGTCTCGTAAATTTCTTGCCAGTTCTTAACAAACGGAGCATCGCCTTCATAGTGTAGGTTAAATGCATGCTCCATAATCAAACTTTTAAGTCCTAAACGCAAACCCAGTTCTGCGTTAGTGGGCTTGTCTTCGATCCAATACAAGCCTGTATCTTTGTACTGCTCTAGTACTGCATCTTTGTCCTCGCCTGTATCGAGGTAGATAAACTTATCAAACACATCACCAAACAGTTTCTGTAAGTTCTTGGTTCGCAGGTGTTGTGCGTTCGGATCCTTACTTAAACTTGTAATACAGTGGAAACGATAACCCAAGTTACCTAACAGTTTGACATAGTGTTCTGCATCGCGTAGTGCAGGTAAAAATCCAATGCTAGCACTTTCGTTAAAGAACCTTGTCATTTTGTTGCCTTCTTCAGATGACAGTCCATAACGTTTGGCTACATTGTAAATGAAGTTACCATTTTCGATCATTTCATGACCGTGTGACTCCATCCATACACCAAAAGCGTACTCCCAGTTAGTAAGTACACCATCGCAGTCTGTTAGTATAATCTTATTGTTCATTTTTTCTCCTAGTTCCTTATTGTGTTTATACTATAACAGACTTTTGCCAAAATGTCAACAGTTTTACAACTCCTTGACATAGTTCATTTGTGTAACACGGCTATTGCCAGCAAACCTGCTGATTTCGTGTTTCTTAATACGACCTTGTAGCATGGTCTCTTTGGCTACTTCGATGTTGCTCCAGAAAGCAATCAAGTTGCCTGCATCATCTTGGCCTAAGTTGGTCCATTTGTCGAAATTTTGTAGGTAACGGCTACGAATTGGAATGTATTTGACACACAGTTTTGCACCGATAGTACCAACATATTGGCTATTAATGCCAGTAGCCTGTAGCTCAACATCTGCTTCTTCACGTTTGACGTTGTCTGCCATCACTTTGGGTGCCCAAACCAGCAATCCAATGCTGTACTTAGGAGTGGTATCGGCTACTACATTGCCGTAGATGTTGGTGAAAAACTCATTGGGACGGAGACCTTTAAGCTCGTCCACCATACGCTTCTGTAAGATATTCTGACGTAGCTCACGAGCACGTTCCTGTAGCTCTTCGTTTGGCTCAAACCCTTCATCTAGCAGTTGCAGAGCACGGGTCTTGCTGGAGAGCGCACTATCGGTTGGCTCCTTAATAACAGTTTGGGTGTTCTCGTCGAATACGTGGATAGCAATAGCAAGTAATTTGTGTGTATCTACAAATTCTACATTTCTGCGAGCCATTTCAGTTCTCCTAGTTGCTAACTATAAACATAGTATAGCACATCTAACCAAAATGTCAACCAAAAAATGCTAGAATTTTTAAGAAAATAGTACTATTTTAGTACTATTTTTTGCGATTTCTGCGTCTGAACGCTTTATATAAGCAAGTTTGTTGCCCAAAGGCTTCAACCTCCCACGGTTGTAGCCAGTATTCTAGGTCCGGATCCATCTCTTCTCCATTCCAAAAATCTGTGTTTTTTCTAAATGTTAATTCTCGACGGGCATACTGTTTAGCATGAGTAAGCTCGTGAGCTATAATTCCCATCTTACGTTTCAGGCTTACATTTTCCTCTACGTGAATAAGAAAACGTCTTGGATTAGGAGAGTCGTCAATTACTGTACATAATCCTTCATAGCCTTCTGCTTTTGTAAATTTTTTAAAACTAACCGTTATTTCGCAATTACGATTTAGTTTAGGTCCCAGTAGTTGGTTTCCTGCCCAAACTGCAAATTCACGGACGAGCTCACGTTCCTTCAGATCCTTGGCTCGTATAATTCTCAACTTCATTTTTTAACTCCTGGTATTTTGCATATAGGAATTCTTTTTGCATAATATAATATTCTTCTTCTTTATATGGAGGCTCCGACTTATTCCATGTCCGATATTCTTCTACATGCTCGTACCATACTTGTCGTCGCCAATTTTCAAAACTACTATTATCTAGCATAAACACCTCCGATACTATATTATATATCCAATAATCGTTTTTTGTCAAGTACTAGGTTGAAACTTGTAAATAGTAGTATAACCGCTAAATAGCAAAGGAGAACAAAATATGTCAGATACTGCACTCGGTGGAATTGACCTAATTTGGGCAGGCGTTGGAGCCGACAGTTGGGAGATGATTGAGCAAGGAGCTACAGAATTAGTAACAGATGGCGATTTAAACAGTGTCGGCTCACGTATTCTTGAAGTTGTAAAAAACAATGACAGAAACTGGTGGGAAGTTGAACAAATCATCAACGAATGGTTCAAAAATACTACCGTTAAGCAAATGAGCGACGAAGAAGTAGCCGCAAGAGCTATTTCCCAAGGTATGACAAGCGATGGTGTTACACCTCAAGGTACTGTATGGAATGAAGAACTAGGAGTTTGGGAATAACATGTGGGAAATGATTGAACGTATGACTAGTGACAGACTCTGGATTTATACTGGAATTGTAGGTTCAATCTTTGGAGCATTATTTGTTGCATACTTGTCTACAACACGCATTGGGCTATGGGCATATACTAAATGGGATCAACTATTAGATTGGGTTGTACTAAAAACTGGTTGGACTTGGTTTGAACAACCTGAAGATGCCTGGCGTAAACAAAGTCCAAAGATTGCTAAGAAAATCGATGAATTGGAAGAGCGTCTAAACAAGCTAGAAAACCGATAAATACTCTACTAGAAATTTAAGAGTATTTTATTTGACTATTTCACACCCAACCACTGATGAAGAAGCATGGGAACACTATTCTAGTCTTCGCCATCTTTTTAATAAACTAGACTTGGCTTTAAGATTGTCTTATCAAGCTGGACCAAGTTTAGTTTCGGTCCCCGAAACAAAAAAATACATTATTCGTCCTATATATAACTTAGGAGGAATGGGTTCGTATGCTCATTTTAAAGAAATCAAACAAGGTGATACAGTTAACATTCCAGGAAGTTTTTGGTGTGAAGCATTTGAAGGTAGACATATCTGCGTAGAATATGCCAAACACAAAGGCGAACTGTATGTGCAAAAAATTACTGAAGGATTTAGGAACAGTAGCGAATTATATAGATTTGATCGTTGGGTAATATTAGATAAACTACCAGACAACATTAAGTTACCAGCTTGGTTGGAGCAGGATCTGGCTGGTGCTTATCATTCAAATGTTGAATTTATTGGTGGTAAGGTCATTGAAGTACACCTAAGAAAGATTCCAGACTTTCCCAATGGAGCAAAAGAGATTATTCCAATTTGGAGCGATGAAGATCTACAACAGGCGCATCTAACCTGGTCACAAGCAGGATATACTTGGAAAGTAAGCGAAGATGACAACGACGGAACTATTCCTGTTAAACGCTTGGGATTTTATTATCGTTGACGTTCTAGTCGTGTAACGTCATTTTGTAGTCTGCGAATATAACGTTCTTGTGCTTCTACTAGACCAGTTAAACGTGTAACAGCTTCACGCAATTCATCTAAACTAGTTGTTTGTTCTTTGAGCTTCTTTTCATGACTAAAAAGATTGGGCGGCGTATAACCGTCGGGCATTTTACGCTTCTTCTTAGGCTTATACATGTCAAACATTGAAGGTTCCATAACGATATTTATACCTCTTGCGGGTTATTAATTAACCCCGCGGCTTGTGCCTTCATTAGTTGTACTTCTGCGTTGAGATCTTTAAACATACGATCGTCAAGTTTCTCTAGTTCGTCGTGTATAAACTTTGCGTTATGCTTCATAAAGTAGTCCCATGTTAGCCAAAAGTTTGGAACTGTGCCGTCTACGGCAATAGAGTTCTTTTCAACTACACGCTGACTTAGATTTACAATAACATCGTTGTTGGCACGCCTTTGTGCTTTCATGCGATTAGTAACTTCGACACGTTCAGTCCACTGAAAGTTAGCTTCGTTTTTGTTCCAACCGGGAATCTTTTTATCAACTCCTTCACGGACCACACGCTTGTAACGTGCGAGGATGAAAATGTCTTTTTTACTAGGCATCGATAGTTGTTAGCTCTACTAGAGTAGCACTGAGGTTAATTTCTGGATCTGCTACCATGCTGTGGTTAACCATACCATCTCGTATTGCTAGAATTGCTTTGTCTTGACCTTCGGAATTAGAGCTCCAAAGTTCTAGATTGTCATACATCCAACGGAAGATTTCGTCAATGTCTTCGGAACCTGCATGTTTGCAAATAGCCTCTCTACCTTTAACGATTTCGCCTCGTTTGAATAGTTCGACTGCACCTAGTTTCCAGTCTGCTACTGCACGATCATTTTCGCCTGGACGTTCGAGTGTGCCTGATGTGCTGTTGGACTGTAGTAGGTTCAAACATTTACGCAGGTCTGGATAAGTTGCTTTAACATAACTGTCCAGTGTCTCGAGTTGAAACTCAATGCTTTCTTCAACAAGAATAGTTGCCGCTCTTGCTGTAAACTCTACTTGATCTGTTTTGTTAATATGAAAACCTTGACAACGACTATGCAGTGCTGGCATAATCTTGTGTGGCATATTACAGGTTAGAATAAAACGTGCGGCTTCGTGATAGGTCTCCATTAAACCACGCATGATTGCTTGTGCGTTGTGCGACAAGTAATCAGCCTCATCTAACAGCACAACCTTGAAGTCTCCAAACGGCATAGTCTGCACAAAGTTTTCGACCTTGGTTTTGATATAGTCTACGCTGTTGTCCCGACTTGCGTTGACTAGTAGTACATCGAAGTCCTGTACTTCTAGTTCGTTAATCAAAACTTTTGCTAGTGTAGTCTTACCTGTGCCTGGGGAACCACTCAGTAATAGATGCGGAATGCTTTTATCCCGTATCCATGTTTCAATCATTTTCTTTTGATTGTTGTCTGTAAAGACGTATTCGCTAACAGTCTTAGGACGATACTTTTCTACCCATAATTCTTTCATAACCACCTCAGATGTTCAAGCAATGCTTGTTTATTATCAGTAAATTCTAACACAATTTCGTCAAGACCGCAAGTCTTAAATTGGAAATCTTTACCATATTCTAGACTGTATTGTCCCAAACGGTTTGCAATAATAGCAAGTGCTTCTACATCTCGGTAGTTAGCGTTTAAGGCACCGCCTTCTTGGCTAGTACCTGTTGATTCACCAATGTAACGATCCCTCGATGTCACATTAATTGATTTAATGCGAACTTCAGCCATGGGCAATATGGTCTCCTGCTAGTCCTTCATCCTGAGGTTCCTCATCACTTAGTGCAAGAATTGCATTTGGATCTACACGATGGATAACTTTATCTACACCGTCAAATTCAATTTTAATGCCGCGAGTCCAACGACCGTGTTCTACTAAAACCCATTGTCCAACTTGTAAATCCTTTTGTTCTGGGCCAATGGCAAGAACTTTGCCCCATCGTGGACGAATGCCTGTTGTTTTAGCATCGTCATCTAATAAGATAACACCTGTTTTAGTCTTACGTTGACCAAATTTAATTTCTTCAACAATGACATGATCGCGGAGTGCGCGAATGCCACTGCTACTCTGAATTGGAATATAGTTAGCCATTGATAGTTTCCTCTTATTTCAACCGTTGCGGACCATCAGGTTTGCGAGGGTCCTTTTCTAATTCTTGTGTAACAGTCTTTTGGCTAGCTACACTGGAGGCTAAACTGCCACGCATGTAATTTTGTTTTTGAATATTTTTTTGTTCTTGTTCTTGCATTGCTTTAAGTTCTTCAGGCGACAGTGGCTCCTGGTCATCGACGTCTTCCGGAAATTCAATTGGAACAACTGGTGCTTGCACGGCTTTCTGAACCTGGGCATTATCTGCTGTCGCCTTTCTTGGCGAATTTTGTGGAACCGTAGGATTGGATTGTGCCTTAGGTTGGGCATCCATCTCTCTTTTGCGTTCTGCTTGAATCTCTTCGCGTGTTCTAACAATCTTGCCGCCTGGCCCTAGTTCATCGCCACGAGCGTTGACTCTCATATTGCCTACAGCAATATATGTCTCATTTGCCATTCGCAGTGCATCCATATCCACTGGTTTGCCACTTGCAGTTCGATAGACTCTCTTATTCATATTAACTCTCCATTATATGCGTACATTTTATCTTAGAAATTCACTGATTTCTAAATCATAATATATGCTGTTTATTTTGTGGACACCTATTAAGTATAGCACAAAACTTGCAACGCTCGAGCCTCTACCCACACCCCATACGATGTTGTTTGCCCTTAGCGTATCTACAAAGTATTTAAGAAATTTTAGTAAGTTAAACAAATTCTTTTCTTGGTAAAGCAATAGTTCTTCACCCACACGCTGTAGTTCTGCGTCATGCGAACATTGTTCTAATACCCAACGTGCGATATCCATATTACGATATTCATCAGGCATAGACCATTGTTCTTGACACAAGCGATCAAATTCATCTACATCAACGTCCAGCATCTTGTAGGATTTTAGTTTTTCAAACTCATTATAGTAGCGTTCAACGCTAGAATTAAACTGCTCGGGATCAGTCAACATAAACTTAGACAAATCCTGCTCTGGGTTAGTATAGAGCAAGTTGCATAGTTCTTTTTCAGTACAATATGCTTGTCCAAATTTATCGTAGTTCATTTTTTGCTTACATTGATTAGTTTGTCTGTCTTATCCATCTCGCCTCTAGCACGCCGATCTTCCATCTTCTTTAGCATACGTGCATTGCGATCCATAAGTTCTTGTTGACAGTCGTACAGCAACATATTAACTTGACGTAGCAGATCTGCATTGCCAAATTGATATGAAGCTATACGTTTTCTGTTTAGCTCTGATATTCGTGACTGTAGTTCATCGTCACTGAGTTTTGAAAGATCGGAGCCTAACGGATGCATATTACATACCGTTCTTTTTGTCTTGGATTTCTTTACGACGTTCCTTAACAGCCTTGCCAATTTCACCGAGTGCTTTACGAGCTCGAGCAGCCGCGGCCTTTACGCCCTTTTCTTCAAATGCCGCATGTTCTTTAAGATATGCTTCCATTTGTTCAACGATAGTATTATGATTAGACATTCATTTCTCCTTGTGTTAATCACTGTTATTTAAACTATAAGTCACCTTCTGTTCGATTTTCACTATAATGAGCATCGAACTCTCCGCCTGGATAGCGAGCTTTGAGTTTGTTAACATTTTCTGCTACAACCTCATTTGGGTCTAAGCCTAAGGCCATACAGGCATTAGCCCAATACCACATAATATCTCCGAGCTCACGTTTCATATGAAAGATGTTGTCATCATCCAATGGCTTGCCTTGGAACACAATCTTTTTAACAATTTCTGTAAACTCGCCGCCTTCTGCTGTAAGTCCTAGTGCGGCTGTAACCAATCTAGGTAAGTTAGCATTACGCTGGTTAACTAGCGTGGTCCAACGATACGAAAAGTCGTCGTTGTTTTTACTTTCTTTGCTGGTAACAGCATCTACAAATTCTGAATACTTGTTTAGATCAATTTGGCCCATTAAAAAACTCCTCTAACTATTACGTATATTATATACACGAAAGTTAGAGGAGTCAATTAAGTTTTTTACCAAAAGGTGATTAAATCATCTTATGCCAGGCTGTACCATCATAAAAAACTGGGTAAGCGCCTGTACCGCCTTGGGAGGCAGGATCCCATCCTGTTAGTTCGCCATCAGCAACTGCTACAGTTCCAACAATAGCCGCTGTTGGTTCTAGGCTTAACGGGGCGAATGTTACAATGTTTGAAACATTCAAAGAAGTAACTTTATCTCTGTTGCGACTTAGATCTACAATGTAAAAACTGCTTCCGTTGAATGAACTAATTTCCCACAAATAGTTACCAGACGAAGCAAAAGTTACGCTATCGTTTACAGCATTAAAGCCTTCGATGGTGTCAGCTCCTACCATAATACCTGTTGGAAGTGTGATAGTATGACTAGCATTAACGTTTAACCAAATACGCACTGTAGCATAGGCATTGTTTGGAAATCCGCTAAAACTTAGTGTGGTGCTTTGGTTTGTTTGTAAGTAATAGCAATTTGCGGCCCCAAAGTCAATTTCAACACTTGCACCTGGGCTGGTATTGTTAACTGTGGTGCTTCGCCATGATTTTAGTTCAGCATTGGTTAGTACCGTGCCGTTTAGGTTATTATATGCGGCATCGGTTGCGAGCTCGCCACTAAGTGGCTGCTTGAGCACAACCTTTCTCTGCAAATCTTCTAATTCTGTTTTTGTAATATTAAAGTTATTACGTGTATTGGTAAAGTTATCGCGAAAGCCTTGACTATCATTGTCTTGACCCGCGATAGGAAAATTACCATTAATGTTAAATGGGTTAATTTCGGATGACATCTTATATAAACACTCCTATCTGTGGGAACTTCAAATATTTATCTCCAGACTCTGGATCGTGATAACTATCTCTATAATCGAAGAAACGGGTTCCGCCGCCGTCAAATCTTGTATAATTTCTTCTTTCGGAACCCGGCTCAGCCTCAATGCTACCTTCCCAGTATTTATATCTAGGAACAGTCTGATCTATGTCTAATGTAGCATCATAAGTTAAGAATGTAAAGCCCCAACTGTTACCTTTGCCAACCTTAACTTTTTGTCCAATTTCAACTTCTCTAACAAACTC